AAGTATGTTGAGATCACAAGTGATAACGATCTGACAAAGATCTTTTATTGTAATTCGGATTTGATTTCAACTCCTTCGAAACGCATTACTATGCCTTCGGAAGACATTACTTTTCAAATATCCGATGACACACTGAAGAAGATTGCAAAGTCTGCATCTATTCTTGGGGTAGATGATCTTAAGATCTATTCTAGTGATAAATTTATCACTATTGAAGTTCTTGATAAGTCTAATTCATCGACTAATACTTGGGAGACAAAGACTTCTGGTGAATTCAATTCAGAATTTACAGTATTCATGAAGATCTCAAATTTGAAATTGCTTGAAGGTGATTATAAGATCACTATTTCTAACAAGGGTCTATCATGCTTCAAGCATATGACTAATGATGTTCTGTATTATATTGCTGCTGAAGCTGACTCTAAGTTCTAAGAGTAAGACCTAGTTGAAATTGCCAGACGGTATAGTGATGATTATACCGTCTTTTACATTATGAGGATATTATGAATCGGAATACACTTTGGACAGAAAAATACAGACCACAGACTATTGATGATTGTGTTCTTACAGAAGATGTTAAGAAAGCATTCAAGAATTTTGTGAAGAACAAAGATATTCCAAATCTTCTGTTAACTGGGAAACCTGGTATGGGAAAGACGACAATCGCAAAAGCAACTTGTAATGAACTTGGTTGCGACGTTATGGTTATCAATGCATCTTCGGATGGTAATATTGATACCCTAAGGAACAAGATTCAAGTATTTGCTTCTTCTATTTCACTTTCTGGTGGTCAGAAGATTGTGATTCTTGATGAAGCAGATTATATGTCATCCGCAGTGCAGCCTGCACTTAGAAACTTCATGGAAGAGTTCTCTAAGAATTGTCGGTTCATTCTGACTTGTAATTACAAGAAGAAGATTATTGAACCACTTATTTCACGATTAACTGTATTTGAATTTTCGATTCCTTCTTCACAGAAATCTAAACTAGCTTCTTTGATGATGAAGAGAATTCAAGGTATTCTTGAGAAGGAATCTGTAGAATACGACAAGAAAGTATTAGCAGAAATTATCATGAAATTCTTTCCTGATTTCAGAAAGACTATTTCTGAGATTCAACGATATGTTATTTCAAATGGGCGAATTGATGTCGGGGCATTATCTTCTATTCAAGATGTTTCTATTCGTGAACTTATTGCTGCTCTTCGTGGTAAAGATTTTCCTGGGATGAGAAAGTGGGTAAACGAGAATCTAGATTCAGATGCTAGTTCGATTGTTCGATTAATTTTCGACAACCTTGAGAATCATTTAGAACCGTCATCTATTCCTACTGCTATTGTTATTCTTGCAGATTATTCTTATAAAGCAGCTTTCGTAGCCGATCAGGAAATTAATATCACAGCTATGTTTGTGAACATTATGGCAGAATGCTTATTCAAGAGGATCTAACATGCCCAAACTTGGTGATATTCTAAATTCAATTAATCTCACTAAAGACGCAGATCTGATTGATGAATACAATAAATCAGATTACGTTCCATTTCTAATTAATAGAGGACTGTCTTTCTATCCAGAAACAATCTTACACGCCAATTTCCTAAATTCAAATTGTCATTTAGATCGAATTCTACAATATAAATATTATTTGTCGGCGATCAAGAAGAAGAAAAGATTCTCAAAGTGGTTGAAAAATTGTAAACCATCAGAGGATATTTTGATTATATCTAAATATTACAATATATCTGTTAATAAAGTGAAAGAGATATCTGATATGATTACTTCTGAAGATCTGGACAATATGCGAAAATATCTAGATATTGGTGGATCTAAAGGGTCATCCAAAAAAGGAAACGTTGATGAATGACAGAATTACAAATTGGGTTGAGACATTTATAGAAGTCATATTAGATAATCAAGAAGCTTTTTTACTTTGTAAAGAAACTCTAACAAGAATTGGAATTTCTTCTAATAAAGATAGAAAATTATATCAATCTTGTCATATTTTACATAAGAAGGGAAGATATTATCTTGTCCACTTTAAAGAATTATTTACACTAGATAATAGAGCTTCTGGTCTTGATGAAGAAGATACATCAAGAAGAAATACTATCGCGAAGTTGCTTCATGAATGGGGTCTCTTTTCTATTATTGGGGCAGAATATGTTGGTGAGGATGTTGAGACTGGAAAGAAGATCTATCGATATCCAGAGAAGATGACTGTATTTTGTCCTTTGAATAAAATCAAGATAATCACACATGCTGATAAAGATAACTGGGATTTAGTTTCGAAATATACAATTGGGAAAAAAATATTTTAAGGGAGGCTTAAGCCTCCCATCTTATTTTATTTCGATTTTATCACATACCCAATTTTTCCATCAACACGATCGGTCTTATATCTTGTTGCAGATTCAATAAAAACATTTGTTACAGCATCACTGGGCCACACGGTGTTAAATTTCTCAAATACAATCTCATCAACCCCAGCTTTTGTTGCTTTCCTTGCTTGTGTATAAATTTGAATTGTATTTCCGTTTAATAGAATAGAAGCAAATCTACTGAATTTAATAACTTGATTATCTTTATTAATATATTCACAAACTGATTTTGCAATACCAGCAAGTACATGATAAAATACTGGTGGTGTTTTACCCGAACCAGGTTTAATCGTATCTCGAAGCTTAATCAGATTTGTTGTTAATTTTAGATTCGGATTTCCTTTCAACTTTTCTACTAATTCTTTTTCTGTTTCAGTGAATTCGAATAATTTTTTCTTAGCTAATAGTATTGCAATTTCCAGCGGCGCAGTTTCTGCACCACTTTCGGCAATAATTTGGCTAATATCGATTGCTAATTTGAAATCTTTGAAAATATCTTTATCTTTGAAATTTTTATATAGAGTATATAAATTTGTTACACTAGCTGCTGCGGATTTAGCAGCCGAACCAAACTTAGAAGAAATGTTGATTTGCGAAACACCAGAAGTTAGATAAGAATCATAAAGTCCTTGTGTTACACCCTTCGGAAAATTAATCTTAAACTTTGATAGATCGTCAGTTCCTGTTATCGCTTTAATACCATCTTTAGCATTACCACCATAGCTTTTTCCGCCTTTGATTAATGCAATAGGTTGTAATATCTCAGCAAAATAATTTGTGATAGCAGTTTCGGATAAATCACCAATAACAACAGATATTGGATAATCACCAGCGATCGCTTGTTTGGTTGCTGTATATAGAGGTGAAACCTCACCGAATGCCTTCCCAACTTGTTCTAAAATATTTTCCATTGACAAATTTTCGAAATTATCTAGAAATTCAGATGGTTTCAAACCAGATTTTTCTTTATCTGTTGCTTTGGATTTATAGTTAAAATAGTTTGGATTTGAATTATCCCATTTAGTAGTTTTCGGTTTAATATATTTAATAAATCTTACAATTTTACCAGATTCTCCTTTAAAACTAACAACACCTACTCCTGTCAGATTAGATAACGGTTTGTTGACAGGAGTAGCATCAGAGATATTTCCTGCATCTTTTAGAGTATCAAAAAATTCTACTTTCTGGAATATGAGAGATTTTCCATCTTTATCTACGAAAGTTTCACCTGTTTTTCGACCGGTTAATCCCTGTGATTCTGTTAAATATTCAATAAAAGATAACATTAAATTGCCTCCAGTTTATAATAGGAATAGTTTAGAGTAACATCCGTGGTTATTGGTGTAACGTCTGTGACAGATGCATCATACTGCAAGGGCGATAGGGCAGTTGGGTATACGTCAACGAACGTCACTTTTGCAATGGGATTTTGTTTGTTTGATAAAATGAACAGTGTAGCATCACTGTATATATTAACCCTGTTTGAATTATTTGGTGAGGATCTTGCAATTGATTTATAGGAATCTAGAGATTGTGGGTGTCCGATCCCAAACATCCAGTTATATATTTCGATGTAATTTGCAAGATTTTCTTGAACAATAAAATTCAAGGTAAGTGGATCGAAAGTTAATTTATCACCTGGTAATCGAAGATCCAATAATGGAGTTGGTTGAATTATTTCCCCAAGAGATACACCAGGGATATTGACACTATAAGACAAATATTCAACATTTGGAAATTTGTTAAAAATTAATCGAAAAAGAGCTGGATTTGTTTGATCGAAACTTGCCGGATTAAATGCCATCTGATTCCTGTATATCTATTTTTAGATTTGTAGTTCCTCGCCATAATCTATGATAGACCATTTTAGGAACGATTAGTTCTGTTCCTTTTATTAATTCTACTGGCATGGCATTGTCGAATTGAATCATCCATCCTACACCTTCTATAATATTTATCTTTCTATCTTTCTTATCTCTATGCCATATTAATTCTGTAGTTTCGACATCTTTAGAGAATTCTCTTCTGAAAGAGTTTTCCGTTGTTTTTTGTTGTTTGTATGTCATAATCCTTACCAGAAAAATTTACCGCCACCTTTCAGTCCAAGTTGTTTAGTGAAATATGGAAGTCTACACGACCAATACCCAGGCTTTGTTTTATCTGTTTTCTCTGCGCAACGATGTCTTGCAGCAAATGATTTTCTAGCAGCAGGATTATTTATCTTTGCATTTAACCCAGTGGTATCACCAAACTGGACTTTGATTACATTACCTTTATCGTTTTTAACATAGACGTAGAATTTCTTAGATCCACCACGTTTTGGTGAATTTAATTCTAATTCTTCAGTATCTTCTTCTAGAGGGAGATCCAGAGGAACAGATTGTTCTTTTATCTTAACTATCTTTGCTTCTGGTGTAACCAAATTCGCTTCGAATTCTACGTCCGGAAATTCTTTTGACAGTTGTAGAAATTTTGTGAGATTAGATATCGCATCGTCGATTAATCTCACACGAGAATATTTCTCTGTATTGAGGAATCTTCTTATATATCTTGATTTTTTCTCTGCAGAGGATGCGTCGTCAGTTTCGTTTCCTGCTCTATATATATGAACATCGTTTTCTATATCTATTCCATAACTTGCAAACTTTTTGATAATTGGATTTTTATCATCAAAGTCAGCTCTTGCTGTTAAGATAATGACATCAGATCCAACTCGTTTAGCATTAGCTAATATTGCTTTTAATTTAGCTATTAGTGGTCTTATTGGTTGTGATTCTTTTTCAAATTTATTCGCATTTTTAAATTCAGAAAAATCAAAAGATTCACCTGGCTCCAAAGAATAAGAATTGAATTCTTGATTTGTAAGTGTTTTAATTTTCTTTCCGTCTTTCATTACACCAATAATAGCTGTTGTATGAAATAGTGTATCATCTATATCAAAAATTGTTAAACCAGATTTAGATTCTTCTGTTATTTCTAGTTCTTCACAATATATCCCAAAAGATCCAATATCAGAATCAAGAATCCAGTTTTCTATCTCAGAAAGATTCAATGTATTTCTTACTTTTCGTGCTTCAGCTATAAGATCCATATGCCCTTTCGAACCCCACCGAAAGATACACTCGTTTAGTGGGATATTCTTGGAAATGTGATAATCTAGCGAATTTTCTGAAATAAAAGTCTTGAATGAGTGCATAGTCATATTTATAAATATTGTTTATGTGGATCTATCAAGAAAAAGAATTCCTAGAAGCTAGTCCAGACGATTTTGGATTCATTTATTTGATTACTAACAAAATTAATAAAAGGAAATATATTGGTAAGAAACAATTCTGGTCACATAGAACCAAAAAAGTGAAGGGTAAGAAGAACAAGAAACATTATATTATTGAATCCAATTGGAAAACTTATTGGGGATCTTGTGAAGAATTAACCGAAGATATCAAAATTTTCACTGAAGAATTCTTTACACGAGAAATAATCAAAATTTGTAAGACAAAAGGCGAATTAACATTCTCTGAAGTCGAGGCACAAATAAAGATGGACGTGTTAACATCCATCTTTGAAGGATCTAAGACGAGAGAATTCTATAACGGTAATATTATGAATCGATGGTTTGTTAAATTAAATTGAAAGGTATTTAAGAAACTCTTAAAATGTTGACCAACATATAAAAACTGGGGAGACCTGGATACGTAGATGTAGATCCAGTATGACGGATGTCTATAATATTTGATCCGCTACTCAATGAAATTGTACTCAATTTATCTTTATTGATTGTTTGATTAACTCCTGCAATATTACTGTCAGCAGTTATATATATATTATTCGCATAAAGATAATAAGTAACAGTATTCTCGGACGAGCCTCCACTTACAGGATAAAAAGCACCAATTTTATATGTCCCAGCAGGAATATTCGATATTACATATCTATGTTCCCTTCCCGCCGCATAATTATTTCCATTTTCATCTGTTCCGTATCCAGTAGAATTATTTAAATTTAATGAGAATATTTTACCAATACTATTGAATATTGTTGAACCATTAGTATTAGTTGAAATCTTAGTAGAGAGATTAAAATAATCTGAATTAGGTTGTACTGTATCATCAAATGTACTTGGTGTCACGAATGCTTGGTTGTAAAAAAATTTCAATGATCTCTGGGTACTCGCAGGTCTGGTAAGTAAGAATGGTTTAACAACTGAAGCAGACGCTCGTGTAAATGTTACAACATCAAAAAGTGAAATTTGTCCACTAGACTGTAGTGCCATATATTGTCTCCATTTTAGTGTTTAATTCTTTAATTGCTTCTACTAACATAGCAATCATCTGACCATAATCAATACCTTTCATTCCTTCTTTATTTCTTGAAACAACTTCTGGGATAATCTTCTCAACATCTTGAGCCATTAGACCAATTGATCTGTGATTCACACCAATCTTGTTATAAGAATAACCTTTTAGATTTTTAACTTTATCAAGAGCGTTTGATAATTCTGATATATTCTCTTTAATTCTTATGTCTGATCCAGCATAAACATCGCCTGTTGCGTAAACATCTCCATTTACATATAATCTATAAGAAGCATTTGCTGAGGCATTAATTCCTAAGAAGGAGAAATTTGGTGAATTTGTCGTACTGAGACTTTGATTTGGGATTGTAAACCCTGTTAAACTAGAGGCAGTTGTAGCGGTAGCTGCATTACCAGAACATGATGTTGAGCTTCCATTAATATTAGCGGAAATTGTACTGTTAACAGTTAATCCAGCAAATGTCGGTGAATTTGCTGTACCAAGACTTTGATTAATTGTATATTGTGTTATATTATATGCGGATCCATTGATATTAGCGGAAATTGTACTGTTAACAGTTAATCCAGCAAATGTCGGTGAATTTGCTGTACCAAGACTTTGATTTGGGGTTGCAAACCCTGATAAATTAGTGGCAGTTGTAGCAGTAGCAGAATTGCCAGAACATGCTGCCGCAGTTGTAGCAGTAGCAGAATTGCCAGAACATGCTGCCGCAGTTGTAGCAGTAGCAGAATTGCCAGAACATGCTGCCGCAGTTGTAGCAGTAGTTGCATTTCCAGATAGAGAAGCTGTAATTGTTCCTGCCGTGAAGTTTCCAGATCCGTCTCTGGCCACAATAGCTGACCCAGTATTTGCGTTAGTTGCAGTTGTAGCAGAATTTGGAATAGATGTCAATGATGCACCTGAACCAGAGAATGATGTAGCAGTAACTGTGCTGTTGAATGTTGCAGCGCCAGTAACCCGTAGATTACCCGCAACATCTAATTTATATTGAGGATCTGTGGTCCCGATGCCCACATTGCCGCCGAAGGGCATGAGGTTAAAGTTACCAGCAGAAGTTCCGGCCTGATCGACGACCTGCATGGAAGGATTACTACCAGACATGAATGTGGTGAGCAGCCACCCTGATGAAACTAATGTCTGGATCGAAGTAACAGCGAGTGATCTAGCAGTAGCCAAGGTAGTTACTTGTACACTCCCCGTATTCAGAACGCTGAGAACGCCCGGATTACTCGATCCTGCGATGCGAACATTTCCATCAGCTGTTATTGTGATTCTTTCTGTGTTATTTGTGTATAAAGCAACAGGATGATTTGTTGTTGTCCCAATACCAAGACTAGTCCCTCCGGTATTATAGAAAACACCCTTCAGAGTATTAGTAGTATCTGATACAGTAATCCCATCATTTGAAACTACAGATACATGTAGCTTAGATAACGGACTTGCTGTCCCGATACCGACATAAGAGTTGGTTGCTATGTTTGCCAAAGCAATATGACGATTTGCAACACCCTGAGATATAGCATTAATAGAAAAATATGGAGTGGCAGCAGAAGCATTAAATGCTAAGAAAGCTCCCTGCCCAGGACTAGCAACGTCACCATTACCTATATGTAGAGTAGTGTCTGTAGTCGTGCCGCCCGCATATATTTTAGCATTACCTAATACGTCTAGTTTATGAGCAGGACTGACAGTTCCTATACCAACATTACTAGCTACAGTTAATCCACCGGTTGCTGTAATTGTTCCTGCCGTGAAGTTTCCAGATGCGTCTCTGAGAACAATTGTACCGACAGTCGATGTACTTGCAGTGATCGTCGCCGAATTAGCTTGATTTGTAATAGTTGCAGCATTACCGTTGATATTAGCAACAATTGTACTATTAACAGTTAATCCAGCAAATGTTGGTGAATTTGCTGTACCAACATTTTGATTGATTGTATACTGTGTTATATTAGTAGCAGTAGATGCATTACCAGATAGAGAAGCTGTAATTGTTCCTGCCGTGAAGTTTCCAGATCCGTCTCTGAGAACAATTTGATTTCCTACGTTAGAAGAAGTTGCAGTGATAGTTGCTGAATTAGCTTGACCTGTTATAGTTCCTGCATTACCTGTTGTTGAATCGGAAATTCGAGCAGAATCGACTCTCACACCGAATGTACTGCCGCCATTCCAACCCATAAGCGTTGGATACGTGGCGATCCAGGCGGTGGCTGCGTTTGTATTGTTGACTGCACTTCCTGAGGGAGAAGTGGCATTGGAAGCATCAAAGATAACATGAGAATTCCCATAATTCTTCCAAGCCAATAATCCAACTACTGCACTGATTGTTCCATTAGTAGCCCAGGTGTCTCTGGTCGTTGAAAGATTAACTGCATTTGTAGCAGTCGCCGCATTTCCGGTTACATTAATGTCCCAAGTCCCAGAGGCTCCAGATCCTGTTGTGTTTACTAGTGTACCAGAACCAGGTAATGTTAAATTTGCCAGATTAGTTGCAGTTGTAGCAGTAGTTGCATTACCAGTAAGATTACTCGAAATATTTGTAACAGTTAATCTTGTACCATCGAAAGTCATATTTGGAGAACCTGCTAGGGCTCCTGCATTATTGTATTGCACTTGAGTGTTGGATCCACCAACAGTCGCAACTGTTATCGAACCACCAAGAGAAACTGCAGATCCATTTATAGTGATTGTAGAATTTGATAATTTAGCATTAGAGATGGAACCTGCTAACATAGTATCAGTTACCACACCGGATCCAATCACTGTTGTTAGAGCAACATTAGCAGATCCATTGAACCCGACTGCAGTTGCAGTAACATTACCTGTTAACGAGAAGGTTCTTGAAGTCTGTAAAGTTGTGGCAGTAGTTGCATTACCAGATAGAGAAGCTGTAATGGTTCCTGCACTGAAATTATTGGACGCATCTCTAGAGACTATTGTATTTACAATAGCTGCTGTATTTGCGGTCGTCGCAGAATTCGGAATAGAAGTTAAAGAAGCACCAGAACCAGAGAAAGATGTTGCAGTTACTGTTCCTGGGAAAGAAGTATTTCCTGATGCGTCTAGAATAGTAGCTGTTCTAGTGATGGTAGTGAAAACACCAGAATATTGTCTAAAATGTATGGGCTCATTACCATCATCAGCTGTGGCGAATTCGACGAATCCAGAATTTGAACCAGTGCCACTGACTCTAATTCTGAAAAAATCATTATCAGCCATTGTACCATATACAAGATCGTGTGCCGCAGTTCCAGACAACACAGGACCGATTACAGACACAGCACTTGTCGCAGAAGTTGCTGTGTTTACTGAGATAGTAACTGTAGTATCTCCAGAAAAATCTGTAGCAAGAACTCCGGACACATTTCCCGCAAATGTTATATTTCTAGTGGCAGCTAATCTTGTTGCAGTTGGGGCATTACCAGTAATACTGGCAACAATTGTACTATTAACAGTTAATCCAGCAAATGTTGGTGAATTTGCTGTACCAACACTTTGATTGATCGTATACTGTGTTATATTAGTAGCAGTAGTTGCATTACCAGATAGAGAAGCTGTAATTGTTCCTGCCGTGAAGTTTCCAGATGCGTCTCTGAGAACAATTGTACCGACAGTCGATGTACTTGCAGTGATCGTCGCCGAATTAGCTTGATTTGTGATAGTTGCTGCATTACCAGTAATATTGATTCCCCAAGTACCAGTTGCTCCAGTTCCTACTGTGTTCACTAGTGTTCCAAAAGTAGGTAAGGTAACAGAAGTGGTGCCACTTGCAGTTAATGATATATCGAACGCATTGATGGTAGTTAAATTTCCACCAAGAGTTATAGTCTTACCAGAATTGTTTACCCCAGTTCCACCATATAGACCTACGATTACCGAACCATTCCAAGTTCCTGAAGTGATTGTGCCGACCGAAGTTAATGAAGAAGCTAAAACACCAGAACCTAAAGTATTTGCAGATAATACAGAAATTGCATTTATTCTATAGACGTATGTAGAAGCAAGATTTGAATCACCCACTACATCTAATTTGTACCCAGGACTAGTCGTTCCGATGCCCACGCTGCCGTTTACGGCGAGAGCTGCGGTTGTGTAATTGGCATCCGCATATCCGATATTTAAACGAGGATTAGTACCACCGATCGCTAGACCATAACTAGATCCACGCAAACGAACCTGATCGGTCGAGACGGTATTAAACATCATGTCGCAATACACGTTGGCCGATGAGGCAAGTACCAAACTTGGCCCTCCGTTTGAGGTTAAGTTTAACCCCATTTTTATATCAGAGCTTCCTTCAACGATATTTAACTTCGCAGCAGGACTCGTCGTTCCGATGCCCACGTTGCCGCCTAAAGGGGCCAATGAAATGTTACGATTAGCGACATCTTGCGACAGAGCGTTAATGGAAAGGTACGGAGTAGCAGCGGAAGCGTGAAATGTTAAAAACCCACCCTGCCCAGGACGACCAACGTCACTATTACCTATATATAGAGTAGTGTCTGTAGTCGTACCGCCTGCATATATTTTAGCGGAAGCCCCTAACACGTCGAGCTTATGACTAGGACTCGCAGTTCCAATGCCCACGCTGCCAGAGCTATCTATTACCATCCTGTTACTAACGTCGTTAGTACGAAAACTAAAAGCATTTATGGAGTTGTCGTAAACGATGGAACCTATATCATCATCCGCACTGTCCCCCATTTGAATAATAGATTGTCCTGCTGTGCCAGAAAGAATACAGAAACGAGCAAGGTCATTTACCGTAGCAAAATTCTGAAACACAGCGACTGTATTAGCTGCGCTAACTAACGAAGGTGCCGAGCCTCCAAGCGAGACGTGTAACTTTGCCGCAGGACTCGTCGTTCCGATGCCCACGCTGCCATCAGAAATAACTCTAATTCTTTCAACACCAGCAGTTGAAGCAGCAATTGTATCTGCTGCCGGGAACCAGAAACCAGTATTAAGATCACCTGTATTTGAAATTGAAGGCGCAGAAACAGATCCGTCTCCAAAAGCACCAACTCCTGCTACAGTTAGGAGGGCATCAGGACTATTCGTCCCGATTCCTACGTTTCCATCAGCTGTTATTCTGATTCTTTCTGTGTTATTTGTAAATAGACCAACAGGATGGTTTGTTGTTGTCCCAATACCAATAGAATTTCCTCCGGAATTATAGAAAACACCTCGGAGAGTAGTTCCATCTGTAGATGTTACACTGATACCATCATTCGATAATGTGGCTATATGAAACTTAGATGTTGGAGTAATTCCGATGCCAATCTCACCTGTTGATAGAACCCGGAATCTTTCAAAACCAGCAGTTGAAGCAGCAATTGTATCTGCTGCTGGGAACCAGAAACCAGTATTAAGATCACCTGTATTTGAAATTGAAGGCGCAGAAACAGATCCGTCTCCGAATGCACCAACTCCTGCTACAGTTAGGAGGGCATCAGGACTCGCCGTCCCGATTCCTACGTTCCCGCCAAATCCTTGTAGGATTAAATTAGCAGCCACCGATCCGCCGTTGTAATTCACTCCTTGAATGTACGGAAATCCACTTGTTTCTACAGAGCCAATTGCAAGTGAGTAACCAGTGCTAGACCATCCACGAAACGAGGCTACTGCGTTAGAGTTTGAGGTAGCAAGCGTACTCGCGACTTGGCCACCCGTCCCGACGAGTGCAAGGCGAGCATTAGTCGATTCAGTAGCAGGTGTCGTCGTCCCGATACCTACTCTACCGGAACTGTCAATAACAAATCTATATTCAGACGCAGTGGCGTCATATAAATAATATGCACCCTGTAAAGCAGTAGTGGCAAATGTAGCCCCACCTACGCCAACATTAAATTGTCTGGCGACCGCCGTAAGTCGTAATTCAGGATTTGCACTTGCACCCGATGTGCTATCTATAAGCACGGCAGCTCCACTACCAGCAATATGTAATTTCTGGCTAGGAGTAGATGTCCCGATGCCTACTAGACCTACGTTATCGATATACATCCTGGTGCTTCGTGCATTATTCCCGCCAGTATTGAAACCTAATGTATAACCAGCGAGATAGCCGGTATAGGGTCCTACGGCATCATTCATGAATAGAGCCGTATAATATCCTGGGTCCGTACCAGCGCCTCTAAACGTAATTGTACCTGATACATCTAACTTCGCCCCAGTCGTAACACTTGTAGCCCCGATACCTACGTTACCAGCGGAAGTAATCCGCATTCTTTCGGCGATAGCTGCACCGTTTGCACGAGTACCGAATGCTAAATAACTTGCCCCGTTTCCATCAGTAGCATTTTCTTTTGCGCCCTTGATGATGGCAAATTGACCAAACTGCGTTCCGGTGTATCTGCCGCCCAGTCCAATCGTGGCTCCAACGTCTGCGCCCAGAGTGGAGTTGGAATGCACATTCAAATTCGCAGCATTACCGGCGATTCCAAAAGCATAATTTGGACCCACCACAGTGGCTCCCACGTCAATGGTGTCGCCTGAGATGTTGAGCGTTCCACTATCCAACACTGTGAATTTATTAGTAGGAGTATTCGTTCCTACTCCCAATCTATTATTCGTATCATCCCAATGAAAATTCGCAGAATCCCATATATAAGAATCTGTCGGAGAACCGAACAAAACAGATCCAGTAGGAACATCTGGGGTGATTGTAGATATCTGTATTTTCTTTAGAGAATTTGCGAAACTAGTTGCACCAGAAAAAGAATCATAAACAAGAAGGTAGTCTGTTGCTCTTGTTACATCTGTTAATGAAGTAATCAATGGTTTATTTTCAATTGATTCATCAGTTAACCCAGCAATAACGTCACAATACATAACAGGAGTTAATATAGCTCCTGTACCACCACTAGTCGGTGTAATCGTAACTGTTGGTAATGCAGAATATCCGTAGCCACCATCGTTTATTGATGTACCATTGATATTACCACCAGAAACAGTAACTGTTAATCTGGTATTTCTACCAATAAACAACCAATTATTTGCTAGACCATTTGAATGTAGTGGAACCGATGTATTGTGTGCAATTGCTGTCGTTGCTTTATAGAACTTATAAGATACACCTGTTGCACCAGTAATAGCAAATGCGCTTGATACAATAGTATTAACAGCGAAACCTGTAGATCCAACGACCGAATTTATTGTTGTCCCAGTCGCACCTGGAAATCCTGTTGATCCTGTATAAGGATTGGAGACAGTGACATACGGTGGGGTGGTATAATTGATACCAACGTCAGTTATTTTAATTTGTCTTACAATTTGGTTATTAGTTGGAATGGATACAGTTAAATCACCTAAATCTTGATAAGGAGAATCTGTGTTATAATGAGTTCCAAATGCCTTATTTGTATTAGTATCGGATTGACCCCAAAAGACAATGAATTCACCAGAATTTTGTGGTAGAACAGGAGATATCGATTCAGCTTTAACTAATTCTAATGTTTGAAATCCTTCATTTATTTTTGAACCCCATTGAGACAGATTATCGCTATTTTTCAATCTTGGTAATGTTGGCATTATTGTTCCTTATTATTGACACATATACATAATAACATTTCCTTAATCTCACTAATTTCTTCTTTAATTTTATTTATATCATCCACAGAATTTCGTAATTCTTGTATATCTTTTTTAAGAGAATCGTAAGCGGATTTCTGTTTGATAATTTTTTTTCTGAATTCTTCTCTGGCTATATCGTCTGTTACTAATATAGCCTTCGAATTTGTGTCTCTTAAGAGATTAGTGGTTTGTGTTTGTATTATTGACATTCTAGATAATTCTGTCTAATGCTATTGCTCTAAAATCTGCTATCTTAGGAATAACAGTTGGATCTGATGTTAAGAATACAATCTTAATGGCAAATTCAGTAAATGAATTATAAGTTACCCGTCCATTATTTGCAACATATGATATGTTTTCAGGATAAGCAGTTTTCTCAGGTCCATAGATATATTCTTTAAAATTAGAATTAGATAATGAGAAAGAATTGTCGCCAGGATATTCTCTGTACATTTCTACCCATGATTTATTCGATAAGAGATCAGTGTCTTCCGCAGCTTTAATTTTATAGTACACTTTGATATCTGTTCCAGGTAGCCTAACTGCAGTTACATAAACTTTCAGATAATCAGCTGGAGATTGTAGAACAATTGGTCTAGTAATATACTTAGAAGCAGCAGAACCACCAGAAGGAAAGGTTTCAGCCAGAGAATAAACTGTGGCAGCAGCAGAAATTCCAGTTGATCCAACAAGTGTTCCAAAACCAGTAGCACCAGTAGCTCCTCCAATTGTATAACCAGTTCCAAGAGATCCTCGTGCAACAGTAACACCAGTCGCCCCAGTAGTTCCACCACCAGCTAGTACAGTCATATATTCTGTTCCAATCTTCATTAGAGATCCATTTTGGATAAATTGTGAAGAAGATAGATTTATGATTGTGGCATTAAAACCAGTAGCACCAGTTGTCGTTGTAGTTCGTTCTGTTATATTATTGACATCGTTTTCGATAACAATAATATTATTCTTTTCCATGTCAATAATCGGAGACACATGATTGAAAGTAACAGTTCCAGTAACTCCATGTTTAAACGACTCCGCATTTGCCACAATTTCACGTCTACCAGTGAATTCATAATTCTTATTTGTTAATATAGGAGTGAATGAAGATTCAATAGATGAATTGACTGGTTTGGAAATAAACGAACTTACAACAGATGTATTTGGGAATTCCATTGTTGATAACCCAACCCAAACAATATCAGCAAATCCATCACCAGCAGATTTTCCAGTAAATGTAATATTTCCAGAAACTGTTCCAATGTTTGCAACAGATAGATAGATTACAAATCCGTCTACTGCAGTAATCTCAGCTGCAGCTCCAATTCCTGTACCAGTAACTGATTGACCTACTTTAAGGTCATTGCTATTATTTACAATAATTGCGTAATAACCAGTATTTCCTGTGCCAGTTTTAATTCTTGTTGGTGCACTAGCTGTAATATAATCTGTTAATACTACAGAGAAAGAACCTTCGATGAACGAACATCTCTTAAGAGTAAACTTCATGTCTTTAGTTTGTTCGGCTGTCCAAGTAGAAGAATTCTGAGACAAAAACAGAGAACCAACATAGGGTTGCTGAGTGATTAAGATATTTGTACCTATCAACTTTTTCCCAATTTCTGCGATCCATAGATTATAATTAGTATTATCTGTTAAACAAACTATACAATATTCTCCTGGTTCTAGATAAACAATTGAAGGGAATGTGAAGGTAGTTGCTGAAGTTCCGGTGTCGCTAATGTTAACAAAATTTGGCATTAGACTCTTTTCAGCAAAAGGAAGTATCACAGTTGAAGAAGGATAACCATTTACAGTGGGTCTGATTTGAACTGTAACTGGTAAAGAAGCATCTTTTGTTTTAAAGAACAGATCTACCGAATCAATGAATAACCCATTGGGAAAAAATGCAGGATCGACGAAGAAAGATTGCGCAAGAGGATCTACCATGCATGCATTGGATATGTTGGCAAGAACGAATGCGAAACCGTTTTGGTTCAAAGCCTGTTGTGTAGTTAAAGGGCCCATGATAGGGCCGGTCGAAATCGATGGCGCCGTGGCGTCATTAGCATAAACGGGGACATCGTCGATATATGTAATAATCGGATTCGACGGCGAGGCTGGCGCCGGATCCGGCGCCAGCGCTGGCGCCGGAATGGTGGGCGTCAAGAATGGTAAGCCACCACTATTAGTGGTATAAGTCGGTGTAGAAGTCTGCGCAGGTCTTACAGGTTCTGTTGTTCTGACGTTTATTGTCTCTGATTGTTTGTGTATCAAAATTCCATTTGCTGTGAATCTTGATTGAGAAAATGTAGTCTCTAGATCGATATCATTTGATGCACTATCTGATAATCTCAACATTCTATCGCCAACCAAAAATTTACCTTCTGGTATTACGAATGTTCCAGAGATCGATCCGGTTGGACTCGTTTTATTACTCGGTGTTGCAAAAGCACCATAATAATTTTGGAAAGTTACTGTATCAGTAGCAACAACATTTCCTGGATTTACAACTGTCAGTGTAATAGTATTTCCAGTAATCCCTGTAATTCTAGAACCATTTACAGATCCTGTTGCACTAAAAACTAATTGACCAACATACACACCAAATGTATCTGGGACAGTAATTGTAAGAGAACCAGAAGTTCCTGTTACTCCAGTTTTAGTGATGTTGAATGTAACATTACTAGAAATTAAAACATCATCAAAGAATGGAAACACTACGGATTCTGGCTTCATACCAGAAGCAGTGAATACGATAGTTCTTGTTCTCATCCATTGAGACGAAGAAATATCCACAACTCTATCGCCCAATTTCATTGTAGTGGTTTTGGTAGTTGAACTTTGTTGATTTTGAACATTTGTTCCACTATTAGTTTTGGCTGATTGTGTATTAACTGCTGCTTTACCGATTACTGCATTTCTAACTTCTCCTGTTCTATAATTTCTCCATTGCGCATTTCTTGCGCCACCTGCAACATTTCCACCTGTCCCACCGGTATTAGTTTCTTCATATCTCCAATCTTCAGTTAATAAGACATCAATTGTCGCCGCAGGAAGATTAGCACCAAGTTCTCCACGTGCTAATCTATCTTCTACACGATCATCTTCTTCAGTTCCATTGAAGTTATTTTCCCAATTATTCCAAGTAGATCCTGCGAAATCTAAACCACTCTTGATATTATCGTTGTTACCATTTACATTAATAATATTCTCAGGTCTGCGAGTTTCATCTTTCCAGAAATCCACTGTTGGATTAATGGACATAACACCTTTCCATGTAAACACAGAATATGGATTAACATTAACTGTTTGCGAAGCAAAAGATTGAACTACGAAATCTATAGGAGTGAAAATTCTTGAGAGTAAAGGACCTCTTTGAGTGTATCCTGTTGATTCAGATGTCTTTAATAATAAATCATAGTTCTTGGTATAGAATCTTGGTCTAGCTTCTTGCTTTCTCGAATCTATAGAGCATCGATAATCTAGATTACCAACATCACCGATTCCATGTCCTGTAAATGTGTCAACAATAAATCCATTCTTGAATCTATCATTTCCATTTGCATCTGTAACATCAAGTGTTGCAGTTTCTCTTTCTAACATATTGAGAAGAGAATAATATTCGATATTTTCGATTCTCTTTTCAATTTTTCCGATATCTCTCATTGTATATCTCTTATTATCGATATATTCGAGAGTTATGTCTCTGTTATTGAAAGTATATGGATTATATCTAACAGTATACAGAGTCATACCATTATCTAGTTCATCCGGTTGTTTTGGATAACTATCAGAATTTCCTTTAAGAACTTTAAATGATTTATCAGCTGTTGCAACTATCTTATCGATTCTGGATAACCAGTGTGTGACATCTGCATTCATATTAGAACCAGAAATAGGAATAACAGTACTGTAATATGGACCGGATCCAGCTACAGCTGCATCACTGTTTCTCACTGGTCTGAAGTCTACACAATTCGTCAAATTGAATATTTTTCCTGTTGATGAAGCAAAAGTAGGTATTTTAGTGTAAGAAGGATACGAGTCTACGTTGAAGTAACCTGAACCAGAATGAGAATAATATTCAAAGAAAACATTTATAGCTCCTGTTACAGTTTGCCCAGGAGACAAAGATAATAGCGAGTGTTCATATGTAAAATCTCTTTGACCATTATCAAAACCGAACTTACTGGTAACATCTTTTGTCGGATCAAACCAATCTGCTTGCGAAGTTGAATTTAAAATCTTAATAATTCTGAGACCGTCAGGAACTGTTAATGACAAGCTATTAGTGTCTGAAATTGCAGTAGAAAAATACTTTATTCCTGAAGCAAGTGAGTCTGAATTATATGTATTTGAAGTTGTTGGTGGGGCAATTTGATAATAAGAAGATTCGTCTGGTACAGCTAAGAATCCAGTTGCTCCCGAAATAGTTGCAATCTGCGTTGTTTCGTCGTATGCTGAAATTGTGAATCCAGTTGCACCAGTCATGGCTCCAGTGCCATACAGAATCTTGATCAGCCCATCTGTATAATAATTAGATACAGAAGAGTTTGCTGTTGAAGCTAGTTTGATTGTATTAGACGAATTCGGTCCTAGTCTGGCATAACCAGAACTAGTTTTTGGTTCTATTAGAGTTTTAATTCTTGGGGTTGTTGTATTTGCATTAACAGTATATACAACAGCAGTAGTAGTCGCCCCAGTTGCCCCAGGAAGAGTAATGGCTGCAGTTCTATTAGCAGCAGATATTGCCAATGTATAATTGGTAATCTGTGCACCAGTAATAGTATTAATTACTAGATAATGTGTATCTTTTGTTGTAGAATCTGTTCCTGTTTGGAGAGTTTCATTAGATGCAACAGTCCATGTGAAATTGGTGGCAGATGCAAATGTGCGAGCACCTTTATATTGATAATCTGTATCTGTTGCAGAAGTAAAAGTTCCTGGACTCAGAGGATCTTCAATTTTAAATGTTCTTACTGCTCCCAATCCTGTTTCAAATATATAACTTGCGGAGTCCGTTCCTAATAATGCTCCTGTAGCACCAAGATCTACAGGAACAAGATCAAACTTTTTAGTTGTTCCATTTTCGGATCGTAATGATCTGACATCACTGAAACCATTTCCTGCAGCTAGAATAATTGCAAAAAGATAAAATCTATATCTTCTTACACCACTAACAGTAGAATCATATTGAATAGATGAAACTCTACAAGATCCTAATTGTCCCGCCGCAGCATTATATAGATACAGTGTTTCTAAAGAAGAAATATCAGGATATCCCTTGTCTACAGTGACAACAACATAATTACCATAATTCATTCCAATATCTAATCCGTTGATTGTCGAATCATCTGTATTAGATCTTGGTTTATCTAGATCAACATATTGTCTTGCAATAGTTTCGAATTCGTATCCTTTAACATAAGCTTTACCAGCTTCAAGATATGCACGCAATTTGTTGTCATCTGATGGGTGATTTTGGATATCAGCTCGAAATGGTCTTACAGTATAATCGCCAGATTCGTCGTATGTTCTTCTTGCTAATGTCTTTTCAATTTCGGAATAGAGAGGTGTGGTAACTTGTCTATATAATTGGCCGTCTCTAACTTCCAATAAATCAATAAATCGATCGGCGTCTTCAGTGAAATCTAAAGCTTTTGACGAAAAGATTAAATTAACTTTTAATCTATGAGCACCAGGAGCAGCATAATTATATGATCCAGCTGCATTATCTAATAGAGTAGTGTCGTCTCCTTCATCAATAATTGCGAGTTCAGAAACCAACCCTGCTTTGACACTAGCAAATCGTGTGTATTTTTCAAGATAAGTAGTTTGTTGTGGGCAGATTACAAAGAATCCCTTTGTATAGAAGATACCACTGTCAATTGATGCAGTTGAAGACGCTCCGCTGATATCTCCTGAAGCTGCAGCAAAACAAGATCCGGCCCCAGCAGCATTAATAGTTTCACCGAATTCGTCGAATTCTAAACCATTTAGAGGTTGGATAATTAGTGTCTTTGGATCTGAACCTTCTTTGTCAGCAACTGCAACAACTATAGCTTTAGCACCGGAAGTTGCACCAGTAATCGTCTTATTCAAGAAAGAAGAAACGATAAATTCAATTCCATTAAAATTATCTTGAATTTTAATATATTTTCTTGATTTGGTGTTGATTGTTGTCATACCACCAATAACAATCGAACCTTCTTTGAAAATATGATTACCAAATCTTTCTACTTGATTTTGGCAAATGGATTGTAATTGATTTAATTCTCTAGCTTGAACTGCATATCCAGGTCTAAAAAGAATTCTCAAAAAATCTTTATTCTCTGGTGAAAAATCGTCCCAGTATGGTGCTGAATTTAATTCTGAAATTGCTGGCATTTAATCCTCTTAGAATTGAATAATAACTCTGATATCTTCAATCTGTTCGACGAATCTTGAAAGTGGTGTTCTGTTTTCCACATAGAGAACAGTTCCGGTATTTGGTTCTACTCCAACATTAGTTATACTTGATGTAGTGAAGGTAGAAGAACCAGTTGTAGTTACGGTCGCTGTTGCGAAATATGGATAAGTGGTTCCTGCACTTGAAGACTTAGAAAGATTAGTAATATAAACTTTCTTATTAACAGTATCGTGTTGTACAACTGTTCCAATTGCTGTTTCGGAACCACCAGATCCTTGATAGATTGTAGTGTCTGGCGGTATTACAGTAGTTGTTCCTGAAATTGAAGTATAATTTAAAATTAAACATTGATTCACAACAGTATCGGTCGCAAGGAATCCATATTGTGATGTGGCATCCGGTAAAATATCAAATGGTTCAGTCACAGTCAGGAGTTTTGAACTACCCACATAAGTACTGACAATTCTTAATTGTCCTCTTCCTTTTCCTGAGTATATATAAATCTTCTTTCCATTATGCACGCTATTAGTGGCAGAATCGGTTGACGCAAGTGTCATCTGTGAAGTCGTCAAACCAGATCTGGCTTGCGCTGTTTTTAACGAGCCATAAACAAGAGGATTTGTAATTAATCCAATTTTTCTATATTCATTAGAAGAAACAATTACACCACCCTCGTCTCCTTCAAATTTAGCTTTTGATAGTAAATTGAATGCGCCCAATTCGACTACAGGATCAGAACCATGACCACCAAATGGAGAAATAATTGCTTCTGCCGCCGCCCCAGATCCTCCTCCACCAGTAAATGTAACAGAACATTTAGTATATCCAGATCCTGGAGCAAATATTTGTATTTCTCTTACAGCGTTCGATGTCATTCTAGCTATGGCTACTAAATTCGCACCATTACCAGTTACAGTTATTTTTGGTGAGATATATGCTCTCAATCCTGCAGTAACTGCACTGCTGAGTGTTACTGTTCTGGTTGAAGCAACATAAGCTGTAATATTTCTAACTTCTTGTACGACACCAGATGCATTTTTAGTGTATAGAACACTGTTAACATAAGCACTGTCAGTGCCACTGGCAGATTGACCACTATCAATTAGAATTGTAGATCCTGATACTGTATAAGTGAATCCTTGCGAATTTGTAGTGTTTAAGTTATCAGTTGCTGGCAGGATATTCGTGTAAGCAGAACCAGCATTTGTCACTTTGATATTATAGACACCACCATTAACGGCATTTGTGATGATATCCCAGTTGTCAGTTCCGTCGTCTTCATTTAGAGTACGAATTGGAAACCAATCTGTTGTTAAGAATTCCGATGCATCGATCGGTCTTAACGTGAATATATATTTCCAGATATATCCATCAGATAACGGCGAATATGTATCAGATCCAGTAAATGCGACGGTTGTTGGTTCTACAGTTGACTCAACACCATTTACATTAGCTCCCGGGGACGCACCATTATCTAAACACTTATAAACTCTGAAATCGTCTGATACAACATAAAAAGGATAATATTCAATAGTTGAAATAGTTCTTTTAGTCAACAGATCCGAAAGATCTACTTTATCAGAATACGCCTGATATCTTCTATATTCTTGCCAACGATATAGACGAATAACATTTACACAATTAGAAACAGATATCCTCTTAAGATATAGCATCTCATCGTGTGCTTCCGGTTCTAGTGTGAATGTGTCGAAAACTGAATTGGGAGCAAGATCGCCTCCAGTTCCAGTCCAGCTAGTTGGCTTAGAAACAAAGAAATATACTGATTCGTCTTCGATAGTATTTCTGAAATTGTTGAGATTTGTGTGTCTCAAAGAAGAACTTAGAACTGTTGGCATGTTTTACTTGATCCCTTGTATATATTTATAGTGGATATGATTTGATTATACAACCAATTGGTTGATTTATGGATTTCCATCCAGAATTAATTTCAAAACCGGTAGATCCTATGATATTGATTGTAGAATTATTGTTAGATCTAGTTAGATTATTTACATTATTTAACTCATCTGATTCTTCGTCTTTTTCTACATATAATATTTTATTTATGCGATCATATTTAATTACTCTCATTTTATTGAAAACTGTTGAATTAACCAACAATGATGATTGTTGCACTAGAGTTTCCCCATACTCAAAGATAGGATGAGGTTTGCCAGAGAAAGTCTTTGATGATGAAGTAGTGTCTGATGCTGGTTGATCTAAATCAATATTCCTTCCAGATATATTTCTAATTCTTGAATTTGCTGTAATACCAGTTCCAGAAATTGATTGACCAATATATAAATTATTTGTGTCAAAAGAATTATCTGTTAATGTAATTCTATCCAAACCGATTACAGTGGAACAAGTTGTAGAAATAGATGAGGTGTTCACATAATATTGATAATGACCAAACATGGAGTATTTTGCGATTGGAGCTATTTCAACAGCTGAATTTAGAGGAGACGATAATATTCTAATATCTGCGCCAGTTCCAACTATTCCAGTTGCTCCTGGTGAGAATCTAATAATAGGATCGTAAATATATCCTCTTCCATTACTAGTTAATGATATTCCAGTAATTGCACCTGTTATACCAACACTTGTAATTGTAGCCGCCGCTCCTATTCCATATCCACCTTCAAAAGATATTGTATTTGCAGTGCTGTAACCGATACCACCAGAAGAAATACTCAAAGAAAGTACACTTCCACCATAATGATCATCATTATAATTTGCACCAGTTGGCCCTGTCGCTCCACCAGGATAAGTGTATAAATCAGGATAAACAAAGTAAGTTGAATTGTTAGGAGTTATAGTCCCAGAAGGATATCCATAACATTGAATAGTATTCGTTATTTCGTCATATTCTTTAATATTAAGAACACTGTTCACACCATTACCAGAAGAGATAATCAGATTGAAATTTTTATACAAATCGTTTTGCGGATGTACTTTATGATTTCCTGTCCCCTTTGAGATGAAGATAAATCCAGTAGCACCTGTTGCTCCTGATATAGCAGTAGTGAAACTATTTGCTAATTGAATATTATCCGAATCTACTATAATAGCATAATATTCATTTCCAGAAACTAATCCAGTTAAACTCGAATTCCCATTATTGTTATAAGTTAATCTCGTAGCAGTAGATAATTTATGTATGGGAATATTAATCATGAAACCAGTGGCCCCAACAGATCCAGCTGGTCCTGTCGCCCCGATTATATTAGTTGCACTGTTAAATGTATATTGCGTAATTCCAGTCGCACCAAGAACTCCGGTCGCACCAGTTAGAGGATTTAAATTATACGCAAGATCGTATTTCGATAAACCAATTTTTAAACCTGTCGCTCCCGGATCAGGAACAGAAAACGTCCCAGCAGAGACACTATCGATAAGATAATTTTGGATAAGTCTATATGATAATGCTGTATTGGTTCCTGTAGATATCGCTGAATCGAAAGTTACAGTTTTAGATTCCCCAACATAATCCGTTATAGTTCTGATCACTTTTGTGCTATCAGGGAAAGTTATGATAATTGTGTAACCTGTATATTCATCATCTAGATTCGACAAACCAGTTTCACCCAAATCTAATGTAGAATAAGACGTAGATGCTGTAACCGAAACAGTTCCGAGAATAGTTTGGAAGAAATCTGGAATACCTGTTCCAATATTTCTAATAATATCGTTTACAGTTGGTCCCAACATAGCTTTGCCAGGATCTAATTCAGAAACAACAGGAAGAATAGTCGTCTTCGCATGATCTATCGGATAATATTCTAATCTGGCAGTACCAGATAATTGCGAACCCATATTATGGGATGGACCAGAAGCACCAGTAGCAGTGGTTCCTGGTGTGGTCGCTCCTGCGATAACTTTGTACCAATTCCCCTCATATTTGATAATATTACCAATAGCAACCCCAGTCGAACCTGTCCAGAAAGAATAACCTGGATCATAATAAGTTAATGTGTTTTTTCCATTTAAAGCTTGCGCTGGTCCTGTTATGGCTGTGATTGAAAAATTTGTTGTGAATCCTGATGCTCCAGTTAATCCAATAGTTGGAACGATAGTGTAACCATTACCACTATTTGTTATTTGTACAGAAGAAATGTGAACACCAGTTGCACCAAATGATAATGTTGCATTTCCAGCAGCACCGGTTCCAGTAGCTCCTGTAAATGATAGAGGATAACTACCAGGAGACATAACATTAGATATTCCAGAATTCGAAATACTAGTACCAGAAACACCTATTGTATGAACTGGTCCTGTAGATCCAAATTCACCACTAACGGCACCACCCAAATTTCCTGTTATTTTATAGAAATTCGATTCATTAAATAAGATATCCCCACTATATCCACTGAATGGAGGATAATATCTCATTATGGTTGTTCCGTTTGGATAAGAACGTTCAACGTGAGTTGGTGGATATTTTCCAGGATTTCCAGCCTGTGTAACTAAATAATAATTATTATTCCACACGACAATGTCATTTTGTAAGAATGAAGTTGCACCAGTTTGTTTCCATAATTTAGGAGTAGTTTCTAAACCAGGATACCAGCGATAAGCGTCGAAAGAATCTCTTACAAACTTAGTTCTTTTTGTTAATACAGTAGTGAAAGATTGAATATAGTCTTGATATTCTGTTTCTACAAGATTTTCTACTTTAGAATATATTCTAACAATGTCACCATTTTGGGGAAGCGGTGACAAGAATCTAACAATTGTTGAATCGACTATGATGTAATGGACACCATATATTCTTCGAACACCATTCAAAAACACAAACACCAATTGTTCTGTAGGACCGGAAAATATTAATTTAGCAGTACCAACAGTTTGCTCACCGCTTGTTACGGATGGTGGAGTATCTCCGAATTGACCTGAAGCAGAAACAATAAAAATGTTATCAATAGATCCAACTCTTAAGAATATTTTTTGTCCAACACTAACAATATCTTGAGCTTGCCAGTTAATTCCGTTATCTAACGGTGGAAGAAAACCAAAATCAGTTCTAAGTTCAGGATAATCTTCATCTGTATCAGGATCTGTTATTATAGTGTTATATTGTTCGTAAAAAGTGTTATAATTATCTCTTTCTGCATATAGAGATTCGTCTCTAACAGAAAGAATTTTAGAAAAATATCTCAGACCTGCAGGATGTATGGTCTTTTCTAAGATTGTTCCAAACAGTCTAGCTGATTGATCGGAGATAATCTCATATGAGAAATCTTGATAGTATTCTGAATCTTGAATCTTCTTAGATGAAGAAGGTTGACTGTCAGTTCCAATATATTCACCATCATATTTCAATAGACCAGAAAGATTTGCAGTAAATTCAGCACCTTCTCCACCATTTGTAGTGAATGGTGGTTGTGATTGGTAATTGAAACCGAAATTGTTAATTTTATAATTTACGATTGAATTAGTAGATACTTGCGTAAACGAATGCACTTGGTGTAAACCAGTTGATCCTAATTGCATCAATACACCAGTAGATCCTGCCTTCGCACCTGCGAAAGTACTGAATAATTGCACACCAGTCGCACCAGTTATTCTGGCATAATATGTCACACCATCGACTAAATTAAGAGGTCCAGTCGTACCTGCATATAGACCAGTGCTTCCATTGAACGAATAAATTAACCCTCTTCCGGTTTTGAAATTGTGAGGAGTATTGAATGTTATTGTATCTGAAGAAGGATCTACTAGAGCTAATCCGGAAGCTTTGGTGAGAGAATGCTTTTCACTTTTATTAGAGGATAATAGATTTACCAATAATCCAGTAGATCCTGCAATGGCCCCAGCATAAGTCTTATATAATTGTACACCAGTCGCACCCGTTATTCTTCCAAAATAAGTTTGATTATCTGCTAAACCAATTCTTGTTAGATATAATAGATGATTCTGTGAAATAGAAGCTTGACTTAGATTAATTATACCAGTCGATCCAGATGTACTAGTAGATGGATCTGAATTGGATAATCTTAAATATCTTCCCCTGATATCACTATACATTTTAACTGTAGTATTTGGGGAATTTCCAATAAAAGACCAATATCCTGTTGCACCGGCAGTATGTGTTGGAATATTTATACTGTCAGGAACTACAGAAGTAGATTTATAGAATTTAGTAGATACACCATCGATAACTTTAATTGTAACTGCTGAAGAGAATCCAGTTGAACCTATTTTAAATGGAATCGATTGGGATGCTGTAGCTCTATCTAAATATTGTTTAGGTGTTTCTGCTGTTATTGCTAATATTTCAGATGCTGGAATATCTATATTTATGTTTCTTGGTGAATAATCAATTGTAAATGTTGTTGCACCAGTATGTGGATCCGGTATCGTAAGTGTTGGTCTGGTCGAATATCCATCACCACCATCGGTTACAGCAATAGATACGATACCTGTTGCACCAGTAGAACCGATATTCACTAGTCCTATTGTCGCAGTTCCTAAAGCAGTTTTTCCAATAAAAGACCAATATCCTGTTGCGCCGGCAGTATGTGTTGGAATAGTGGTATTATGTGGAACAGGTGCATAAGATCTATAGAATTTAGTCTTTGGTGAATCGAAAACTTTAATCTGTATGTCAGTTCCGAATCCAGTAGCACCAATTCCTGTGGCACCGGATGTAAATGATGTTGATCCAGTATATGGATCGGAAAAAGTAATGCTTGGTGCTGAAGAATATCCTGAACCAGAATTTACAATATCAACTTCTGCAACAATGTTAGTGTCTTTGGCAAAAGAAGTTAATGCATAATATATCTTGTCGTCGTTTAATCCGAGCACTCCCGTCGCACCTACCGGTCCGGTCGCACCATTAAACGAATAAATTACGGTGTCACCATTTGTATAATTGTGAGATGTGTTCAGGATTATACAGTCATTAAGTGCATCCACATCATCCACTACATTAAATGGTGCAATTGTAACAGTATTACCTGGAACATTATTTCCGATAATGTCAATCTTAGTGTTCAACGAGTATACTAAAGCGTCACCATTGAAATAATTATGTGGAGTATTGAATGTTATTGTTTCTGAAGTTGAATTAACATTACCATTAATCGTAAACGACTTCGAAACATCTGAAAAATCGTTTGAAATATCAAAATATTTTGGTTCGTTTTTGACTGTTCCAGTTTCTGTTACTCTAGCTAAGAAAGAAGAATCTGATAAAATTTGATCATCTTTCGAATAATTTATTCCCCCATCAAGAATATTAAGTGAAGAAATACAGGGACGAATATTTGCTATAACTGTCGGTGTTACCGTTCTATCAAAATTTAATAGAGAAATAGGTTCATCTGCATCGAATATTCCATTGATTTCATTTAATCTTAATTCTAGAGTTAACCCACCCGATGCAATTGCTACATCTGTTACAGATTGAATAGTTGCTGTTGCACCAGAATCCAAACCGATAATTCTTTCACCCAAGAAAGATTCTGTGAAAGATTCTTCTGTTTCTTGTGTATTTGTAGAAGTAACTCTTATAATGAAATCTTCAGACCACTTTCCATCAGATACTCTTAACATATCTGTTTTTGGATAATAAATCTGAACATCCGAATCAAATAGAATTCTGAATAAGAATTGAATCGATTTCTCTGCACCTTTTGAATTGTAGAATTGTTTTATGAATTTAATTAATTTTCTTACATCGACTTGTCTAGATTCAACTAAATTATCAGATTCGAGATATAATCTATCTGGAATATCCGGGAGTAATTCTCTTTTGAGAGATTCAATACACTTTTCTACAGTTTCATCGATATCTCTAGAATTTTGTGATGCAATTACAGAAGTATTCAGACCATTAAATACAGTTGTGGTAACTGTTTCTAAAACAGCACCCGATCCACCACCGCCAGTCACAATAGCTTTAGGTTCTTCTTGTTTAGTGTATCCAGATCCGGGATTTGTAACAACAATCTTCCTGACAACTCCTGAATCTAAGATGGGAACAGCTACAGCTCCTGCTGCGCTTCCTGTTCTGGGATCATTAATATACACGCCTTCATCGTTTTTAGTTACAAAATATACTATTACAGATTCTGGTCCACCGGATGAAATATGTTTAGATGTTACATTAGCGAAAGTGGATAATCCAGTTGCACCTGTGAATCCAGTAGAACCTTGGTATGGTCCTGCAGTAAATTTATGAGTTTGACTGATAATCGATGACGAAAGATTTATTCCTGATCCACCTGCCAATGCACCAGATCTATTTGAATAGATCTTAACTGTGGTTGGTGATGTATTATTAACCCAATAAGTTGATCCATCAACTAATCCAATAACACCAGTAGAACCTACTGGTCCAGTAGTTCCATTAAAAGAATATAAAACTTCATCACCATTAGACAGATTGTGAGTAGTTCCAAATGTTATGATATCTGTATTAGTATTAACTGAAGTTAAATTAAATGGCTTGATGATAACTGAAGAAGTTGCTGCTTGATTAACAGAATAGACTTTATTATTGAAGCTGAATCTTTCCCCTTTTGCATATGATGTGTTTCCCGCCCAAGTTGAAACAGGATTATAACCAGACCCACCATCTGTAACTTTAACAGCAATTATTTGACCTTCTTCTGAATCGAGAAAAGAATAATACTGTTCCATTAATTCCAGGAAGAGTGGATATTCTTCCCTAATATATTGTGGAATCTGCGATTTAATGAAGAATTTCTTTTTGTGGGGAATATGCATGTATTATTCTACTTTCATATTTATATTGACATCAGTGTCTACGATAACAAGAATATTGTTTCTTAATGATGATACAGTATATTCAACAGGCTCTGCGATTACATCTATTGTTTTATCTACATTTATTACTGAAGAAGGTTTGAAATTTAATATCTTAACTAATCCTGTATTATAGTTAATTGTTCCACTGTTTGTCTTTAAGATAACTTTGTTTCCAGAATCCATTTTATATATTCGGATTAAACCAGAAGAATCATCTTCAATAAAGAAATCGTTATTAGAAGCTCCAAGAGTTGAATCATTTAAAGCTTTAAATGCCGCAGCAGAATGAAATGATCCTGGTCTTAGAGGATTCTGGAAATCGATTGTATATGTCTGTGTAATATCTATTGATACAGGGAAATTCTTTCTTAATTTAATTTGAGAGTAATTTGAAATAATAGAATTTTCAGTTTTATCTATATCATTCACGAATTTAGAATACGAGAATCGTGTACCGAATTTCAACAATTCATCAGAACTGTATCTCATTATCTTAGCTAAAATTAGAGATTTCAATTCAGCAGAAGTGAACATAGTTCTCTTTGCATTAAACAGAACTGAAGCATTTATTTGTATAAAAGTGAAATCTGCATCTACTATTTCAGGAATGATTGTTAATACATTCTTAGTTTCTATGATATTTGTAATGATTTCTTGTTTAACTGCATTTGTAATTCTAAATCCTCTTTTTGGTTTGAAAGAGATAAACACTTTTCCATAAATTGGTGGGATGTTATCTTGTCCACCCCAAACCGAAATAGATTCTGCTTGTGGATAATCTCGTTCTAAGAAGAACCGATAATCTTCGGCAGTTACTGCTCTTCCTTGCGTCGAGAAATTATTTAAAGCACTTGTACGAATTGATTCAATATTTTCTTCGGAAGAACCACCATAAGTGGTTTCGATATTGTTAAAAACAAGATCAGATGAGCCAAATGATTGAGCTCCTGTTCTTCCTGCACCAATAGTATCAGAAAGAGTTAATTTAGATATACCATTTGCAGCTTCACCAGAAGAAGTTTGGAAAGTGATTATAATAGTTCCACCTTCAGGTTTCATTCCTAGAACTCCATCACCAAATTGAATTACATAATTTCTATTTGTAGATTCAAATAGATAATAGATCTGAGATTCTTTGTCTAAGATTGTGATATCAGAAACTAGATTATATGTTTGTGTATTACCACTAGTACCAGCTTCTATATTGAACACTTCAATAGATTCTGTATCTATGTTGAAATTATTAATGTAAAATTTATTTACAGGAATACCATCTCCATCTGTTGCGTCATACTGGATAGATAATCTAGTTCCTTCTCGTAATTCGACATCTGTAAATAGATATCTAGATCCATCTGACAAAGCCGATATTGCGCTTGTTGGTTGGAAGATAAATGAAGTACCATCGATATCACCAACAAATTTTGTTGTTTTTTCTAAAGTAAGAGCAGTATTAGGAGAATCTGTAGTTGGGATTGTGAAAGTTACTTTTGTTTTCGATGATTTCTTAGATTTAGGTGTGTATCCTAAATTTCTTGCTATAGAAACTACGGAAGATCTCAATTGAGCAGTATCAATAAAATTCTCATTCATCGCCATATTAAGATACACTGCATTATAATGTGTATTATAAGCAAGTATATCCATTATAATGGATAATCCGGATCCTTCGTAATTGTAATCAGTAAATGATGAATTATTCGCAATATACGCAGCAATATTACCACGAATTGTTTCGAAATCTAATTCAGAAACTAGATTTACTGTTTTATTTGGCATTATCTGACTCTCTCTAGATTTACTCTAACAGATACCTGGTCTTGGACATTTACTATATTGAAGAATATTTCAATATCAAGAGAATGGTTATCTATAGATTGTTTGACATTAACATTAATTATTCTTGCTCTTGGTTCGAAATTATTTATCACAGTTCGAATAGCAGTCTCAAGAATAATAGAAGTTTCAACACAGAAATTTTCGAATAGCGAACCATATACACCAGAGCCTATTTCTGGATGAAATACTCTCTCAGAAAAATTAGTCATAACTAATGTTCTTACTGATCTCTTGACTGCATCAACATCTGTTAGTGTATAGATATCAGAAGTTTTTGGATTTTTTATTAGAGATATGTCGATATCTCTGTATCTATTTTGTAATGTTGTGGTGGCCATATTGATATTTATTGCCTTAGAAAATTTATTCTAGAATACATAGAAGTCTATAGAAACGGTAGTTTTGGAATGCTTTTGAGAGCAGCATACGTGGCGTTTATTGTATCTATTGTTGTGTTTATAGAAGCGTATATTGTATAATATTCTGAATTTCTCGGATCTATTGCTGCTGGTAATTTTGGAATCTCTTTATGCCCTTTTCTTTTATCCTTAAACATTTTGCCTATATCTTTAATGTTGTTTGCAATATCCTTAACATTATCCACAGTATTAACTAAATTATTTGCAATATTAGCCACTGCTGCAGCAGTATTTGCAACGTCATTAATTTGACTTAATGCAGAAGTAACATTATTAATTGCACCTGTTGCGTCTACACCAAGATTACCAATAGATGATGCCAAACCATTAATTGAAGATAATGAAGCTGCAATACCAGAAATACCACCACCTATATAATCATTCAGATCACCAATCGCTTCCTGAACATCAGAAGGAGTATTGGTTATACTTGTATTATTTTGGTTAATATCTATAACATCCACCCATGAATCTGAAGTTCTTAATAGGGAAGAAGATTGAAAATTAAGAGTTGCAGTTAATCCTTCTATTTGGAAAAGAGATTGTTGAAAATTACCACTAGTTAGATTTTGTGAAAGAGATTGCAATGCATTAGCAGTATTCTGTACTTGAGAAATTTGGCTGACAGAAGATCTTAGAGCAGCAGTAACATCATCAGATATTAAACCTTCGCTTGATAATAATCCGATTGAATCGAATGCAGCATAACTTACTGTTCTCCATGAAACTGGTCTGTTAATAAATGGTGCAGCTATAGCTGCAATTTCTGCAGCAATAGCAGCGGCTCTATAAATTTTAAGTAATTTAGCATTATTAGTTGCAAATGAAATTACTGGTAAACTTGGTATTGGCATGGTTTTATACTGGTGGAACTGGCACCGGCTTCGGGCCCACTGGATCGAATAACGGTTTACCGAGTGGTTGCGTTTTTGGTATCAGTCTGGTAACAATTGGTGATTCCGAATTAATACTGATCTTTGCAGATAAATTAATCTGTGAAGTAGTCGAGTTTAGATTCAATAATGTACCTGCTGTAACAGATGTTAGCAGTTTTGATCCAACAGATGTTTTCGCATCTGATTGGATAGTTGTAGTTTTACCATCAACAAGTGTTTGGAGATTCGAACCAACAATTGTTTCTGTAGCCGAATATAACTTAGCACCTGCTGTTGTTGATGAAATATTCATTCCCAATTTAGATGTCAGAGTAAGGGTTGATGTGTTTGATGTCAAATTTATCGATCCTTTGGTTGAATCAGGTGCGCCAGCGGAAACACTAAAATTTTCATCACAAGATATTCTAGTTGAACCAGCTGAGTTTATATTAATGTCCCCACCAGCTTTCATCACAATATCTTTCACAGCATCTATAGTTATATTCTCATTACAAAAAATAGTAGTGTCTTTCTTAGCGTGAATTGTTAATTTATTATTCGCTTCTACGTTTATATCGTTTCCAGCGTATATATTAACTCTTCCTTCTGCAGTTATATTGACAGATCCTGTAACAAAAATATGATCATCACCTAAAACGATTGTATAATTTTCTCCATTAATCTTCGTTATCTTGTGTGCTTTGCCCTTTTCCTCATAAACTTCATAGAAAGTTCCGCATGGATGGTACTCATGTATTCTTCTATGATCTGGTGTGTCATCCCATTCTTTAACTATTCCACCTTCAGTTTGGAATACTTTATTAAATGGATATTGTGCACTATATGGAGGCTTGGGTTCCAACCATTCTGTATCTGTATCTCTTGGTCCACCATTTTCTGATTCTCCCTGGAGTGCAACTCGAATTGGTTCTCCTTTATTAGCAAGATTCTTTTTTCTCTGTTCAATTACTGTTTTATCTATCTTTTCATTTCTTGCTAATCTATTAGTATCTGGCTCTTTTAAATGATCTTCTTCAGGATAATGTGCTAATGGATCTGAGAAACCGATATTGGATCTAGCTTTTTCTTGAGGGATTCCACCAATAGTTCCAAAAACTACAGGTTCTTGACAATTTTCACCATCTCTGAAGAAACCGATTACCCATGTTCCTTCAACACACCCAACAGGAGCTTCTCCTATCCCATTCATTGAAGCCGAAGATATTGGCATAATAGGAAATGCCCAAGGTAAATCTTTCGTCGGAATTTTCGTTTTATCTTCTGTATGATATCCAAGAATTCTTACACGAAGTCTTCCCAATTTCTGAGGATCCATTCTATCTTCAACGACACCTTGAAACCAAACAAAACGATCGTATCCCAAAAATCCATTACTAATCATTATTTCACCTCCGCTGCAATAGTTTCTTTACAACACTCTAGAGTTATGGTATATTGGACTTTAGTAATAGTGTGTCTAATATGCGTGATTAATAAATTTCCTTTATAATAGGTATCCATTTTATTTTCGCCCCCAGTTTCAGGTGAAGGTAAATCGAAATACACTATGTCCCCAGATTCTAATGTACAATCACCAGGTAACGTGATTCTTACTCTAAATAAATCTAAAGAAGCTAATCTGTGTGATCTAATCGAAGATATGTTTTCAGTAAAATTTGGATTTTCTAGAGTTCCAGTAGGATTATATATTATGAGAGATTCTTTATAATTCTTAGAATTAAAACGGTTGTTTTTAGAATCTGTTAATCCAGGGAACATTTTAAATTCTTCTAGGTGATAGAATTTATCGAAGCCATCATCATAATTAAATACTGTTTTTTTCCAAGTCTTAGTTGTTATGTCATGTGATATTAGAGTGCTATTATATAACCCATTAGCATTATTTGTTAGGGTATTGAAAGAATTCACAACTTCATAATTATATGCATTGGCATATTGGTAGTCTAGTTCTGGTGTGTCAATGCCAACATTTCCAGGTCTGAAATAGATCTTTTTTCTGGCATCATAAGCAAGAAGATCATCTAAAGATAAAAACCAGAATTTATTGCTAGTTGTTTCGGTATATCTTGATTTGGTGTATGAAGATCTGTCTCCTGATGTTGGACCATCATTATATAGAGTTTGGAAGAAAAAGAAAGTTGGTGTGTTATATTCTGCAGAAATTGCTCTAGAAGCTAACCAATTTATAGTCTTTAATGGAGTCCAATTAGGTATAACAACATTTGCATTTCTAACAGTCTTTTCAAATTCATATGTGTCGGGGAGCCCGAATTCAGAAAATACTTTCTCTACTATGTAATCTACATTGTAGTCAGTGAAAGATTTCGATATTCGAATATTTCTATCAAGAACGAATTCTTCTGAAACAAAATGGATCTCATATGATTGAGATCTTTCATTAATCATTGTTCTGTTCTTGATATCTATCACTCTTCCAACAAAGATAATGTTTTTGATTGTAGGTTTGACTGCTTTGTCTTTTTTGGTTATTGCCTGTTGCGACGCATGATCTCCCACAGAAACTTCAATAACAATTGCTTCATTACCCATAATAGGTAAAGGATTTGAACCAGATATTAGATTAAGAGCATCGTTGACAGTTACCCAACCAGTTAATGATGCAGAATAGATAGATTCAAAGATATTAATCTCAGTGAAAACAGCAGATAAATTAACAGATGTTTTCTCACCTATTATGACTAATTGTTTTATCGAATAATTACCTGCTTGTATCATGGTATTATAGTAAAGAGCGAAATGTGTCTACAAAAATACCAATATAACTACTATTGCAAACTAAAATATTTCTTTTCGCCTCGTTGGCTTCTTCTTCAATTTCGTAATTGCTCTTGCTATATTTCATTAATCTGCCATTCTCAGATACTGCTCTCGAAGTCTGTGAACTTATATTCGTATAGAGATAATTGTTTACGGGAACTTCTAAAAAATAATTTTTATCTTCTACTAAATCATCTGAAAATCTTTCGTAAGATTCTCTGATGAAATATTTGTAAGTCGTCTGTGCACCAGAAATGGACCCGTATTTATCTGCAATATAATCTTCAAATTCACCATATTGTAGAGGAAAATCATAAAATCTATCAAATTTATTATTGATGATCATTATCGTCCAATAATACATTGGTGTTTTATACAGGTCATTAGATATGGATTCTATATCTTCACCTGCCCTGATAAAGTATTTGTAGAAAATACTTTTATCGTCGATTAATGATTCGCGTCTAACTATTCTTGTTGTTATATTCTTAAGAATTAAATTAACATTTCCTGTTTCGTCCACGAAATTTGGATATAACACATATGGGAAAGATGAGAAATATGTCATATTAGAAAGTCACCCCTGTTTCCTTTTCGATTGCTGCCCTATCCAAAATTTCAGTTTCTTGGAAAGTCATTGAAATTGAAATTTCTACCGGGGCATTTGTGTCTTTAAATGTGACGAAATTTTTACCATAAGAAACTTGCAAATCTTTGAGAATGCATCTTTTGGTTTTAAAGAGATATTTGTTTTGAGGTGTAGATGTAGTATAAAACAGTAATTCGAATTCAGAAGGAAATTTAAATAACAGAGATGCAGCAGCTAGTTCTGGATGCATCGAAATCTTTAGAGCCTTTATTATGTCTTTAATTGACTCTGAATCTTTTTCATTCTTTGCAACCAATTCATATGCGAATTTAAATTCTCTAAATTTGACACCATTTAAGAGTAACTCTTGGTGAGGATTAACTGACAATCCTGCTTGTATACCTAAAAGTTTTGCCCCACTTTTTGCTACGTCTCCACTTGCGGCGGCAATACCAGCGGAGGCGATCTTCCCTATCATACCAGCTTTCCCCTTAAAAAGAGATAAAATGTTGGCGGTGCCAGTGACCACACCACCAACAACAGAAGCACCCAAGTCAGTTACCGACTCTTCACTATAATTAATGGTGTAATTTGTATCCAATGATAGAGGCATCGGTAGAAAGATAGTATAGTCACTCTTATTATTATACAATGTCGATCTTCTGTTAACAGCTCCTGGAATGAAATTTTCAGCAACGCCGGGGATGGCAATGACTCCGGTGCTGTACGCCACAGCACCAGCCACATCCTTAAGAACAGATGTTCCAACAGCTGTTACAACATTTGACTCATTTTTGAAGATATTAATACACAATCTATTATTACCATATCTATTAGATTCGGCTGTTAGATCAGAAGGATATGTGAAGATTTTGGTTTCGGCCATATATTCTTATTTATTAAACAATTCTTTCTCGGTTAAAACTAGAAATTCCATGCCAGCCTTCTTTGCGAATTCTTTTGCATATTTCCATTTCGCCTGATTAACCAAGTAAGTGTGTACGCTAGACACATATGATTCGGTTATTTTTTTTGGTCTTTTCGGTTCAATAGTTTGTGCATATGGTTTTACTTCTACAAGATATTTTTTATTAATTCCTTCCTTAGTTCTAACTATGAAATGGAAATCCACATAATATCTGTGTGCCTTTCCATCTAATGGTGAAATGTAAGGAACAACAATCTCTTCCGATCCATATTCTAATATAGCTGGATTAGTATCAAGATATTTTAAGAATCTTAATTCCCAGGTAGATCTCCAAATAATATTCGTTGGATCCCCTTTATATTTGTTTGGTGATTTTGGAGTGAAACGACCCGAATATGCCATTATTATATTTAGTATAAATAATAGAAATGGGATCATTAAACGAATTCAAAGCCAATTTAGAAAAATTCGGAACAGTCAGACAATCTAGATTCGAAGTCACAATACCAGGTATATATTCTCTAGATCTGAAGTTCAGATGCGAATCAGTCAATATTCCTGGTATACAGATTCTAACCAAAGATTTCAATTTATATGGTGGTCAACCAATAGTAAAAATACCGAACGGAAGATCTAACGAAGAAATTCAGATGACTTTTCTTGCTATGCAAGATATGAGAGATAGATATTTTTTCGAAGAATGGATTTCTGACATTTCAGATTTCGGAACAAATAATGTTGCTTATTATGACAACGTTGCTAAATCTATTTCGATAACTATATTTAATGAAAAGGGGTCAACAGCTGAATTGGTCTCAGTATATACTGTAGAATTAGCTAAAGCAATTCCAACACGTGTTGAGATGATACAAGTTGCATGGAAAGATTATGATACTTTGTTATCATACTCTGTTAGTTTTTCATATGAATCTTTAGTTATCAAAAGCTCTGGAAATATTTCAGAAAGACCATTCCAACATTTAGATAAAGTACAAAAATAAGGATAAATTATGTTACCTAAATTATCGCACCCAAGTTATGAAGTGAAGATCCCTTCTAACAAAAAGACTTATAAGTTCAGACCATATACGGTCAAAGAACAAAAGATTCTGCTCATGATGCAAGAATCAGAATCCATTGAAGATATAACTAGGACTATCACTGATCTCATTGAATCCTGTTCAATAAATCCATTCTCCACAAAGTCTCTGACTTATTTTGATATCGAATTTCTTTTCATGAAGATTCGTTCTAAATCAGTTGGTGAAACAACTAAAATGTCATTTAAGTGTAATAATATTGTAGATGATGTAGTTTGTGGAACAGTTAACGAATTCGAAGTTTCTTTAGACGATGTCGAAGTTTCTTTTGCAAACTCATCATCAAATGAGATACTAGTTGCAAAGGATACATTCATTAAATTACGTTATCCGAGTGCGGAATCGGCAAAATATTTAGAACTATATAATAAAACGAAAGAAATAAAATATTTCGTTTCAGCTGTGGCTGAAGATTTAGAAACTATCATGGATTCGGAAAAGGTTTATGATGATTTCACACAAGAAGAATTAACTGAATTTATAAATTCTTTAGATTTAACCGTATTCAAAAGTATATTAGAATTCTATGTTAATACACCAAAATTAACCAAAGAAATTTCCTTTAATTGCAAAAAATGCAAATATTCTGAAACTATTGTATTGTCCGGTTTATCTGATTTTTTCGTATAGCTATTAATAATGATAATTTGATGAATTACTATATGAGTAATTTTACTATGGCGCAGTTCTATCACTACTCTCTTTCTGAACTAGACGATATGTATCCTTGGGAAAGAGAAGTTTATATGACTTTGTTGAACAAACATATCGAAGAAGAGAACGAACGAAGAAAGAATGCCAAAAACAAATAAAAGTTTAGCTAAATTAATAGATATTGTAAATAAGAATTCGTCTTCCAATTTGAAGAATGTTGAATCTATTTCTAACGATATATCTTCCCTCAAAGATCTTCTGATCGAAGATCGAGCTCTTAATGCAAAATTAAGAAAACAGAGATCGTCAGAAAATAAAAACGCCAAGATATTATCAGATGATTTAGATGAAATTCGTTCTAAGAGAAACAAAATCGATTCTGAAATTGCATCTCTTCTGAACGAAGAAAAGACACTACAAAAAAATCAACAAAAAGCAGACAAGAAAAAAGAAGATGAAGATTCAACATATTACAGTAAACTTGGAGATAAGGAACTACAATCCGGAAATCTAGTTAGTGGATTGTTATTTTCGTTTCTGGGAAGAAATGAGAAAAATCAAGAAGAAATAGAAAAAGAGAATAAACAAGCCGATAGTGATGAGAGACGGAAGAGATTAGATTATCTAGAGAATGAGAAGAATGATAATGCAAAAGAAAGACAATCTCGAGTTAATGAATTTAAGAAGCAGACAAAAACCAAATCTCCTGTTAATACAACCGTAGCAACACCAGAAAAAACCAAAGTAACTCCAGATCCTGGTGTAGTAGATCAAAAATATTCGCAAAGAGATGCGGAGATCATATCTCCATCACCAATTGTAATACAAAATATCATAGATCCTGTAACTGTTGAAATTTCAAAAATAAGCGAAAAATGTTTATCTGATTTAGCAAAAGTGTTCGCTTCTTCTGGGGGATCTGGCTCTGGATCTGGTTTTGATATTCCGGACTTTGACATGCCTGATCGGCGAGGTAAACCCAACACAGGCCGGGGTCGAGGCCGAGGTCCAAGCCGAGGTCCAAGCCGAGGTCCAAGCCGAGGTCCAACAGGACGTCTCGGTGTACCCAGGGTCGGTGGTTCTCCAGGATTTTTTGCAAAAGGTCTTGGATATCTATCCAAAATTCCTGGAGTTACCAGGTTGGCGGGGATTTTGCCTGGCTTGGCAGGTGCTGGTGCAGCTGGCGCTGGTGTGGCGGGTGCTGGTGCGGCTGGTGCGGCGAAGTTGGGGGCGGGAGGAGCCCTCAAAGTTGGTGCGAGACTATTAGGAAAAGCCGCCCTGCCACTGACAATTGCTATGGCTGCTTTTAATGGCTATCAAGGTGCCACTGACGAAGGTGTCAATAGTACATTATCATCAAGAGAGGGAAGAGAAAACGAACCAATTACTGCAACAGAGAGACTGAGATCTGGGAGATCAAGTATACTTTCTGGATTAACAGGTGGGCTTATCCCAGCGAAAGCTATTGCTGATGCATTCGAATCGCCACTCGGTCAATTAGTAGAAATATTTGATCCATTCACATTACTTGCTAAGGGTTTAGAAAAAATGTTACCTGGTTTGGATAAGTTGAAAGACTTGGCCAAAAATGTCGGAGGAGTGATTAGTGATGGATTTAAGGGTGCAGCGAAATTCTTTGGATTTACAGGAAACGAAACAGTTAATCCAGTAGATCCACTAGTGATGACTGCAGAAAAACAGAAAAATGCTGATCTGTTGACAGAACAGATGAAGAAAAGAGGATTTAACGATAAACAAATAGCTGCTGGTCTAGGAGTTACAGCTAAAGAATCCGGTCTGGTATCTAAGAGTGAAAACTTAGATTATGCTAACACAGATAACACACGTATAAGACAACTCTTTGGAAACCGAGTCGCTGGAAAAACTGATGAAGAATTAAATACCATCAAGAAAGATCCCGAGAAGATGGGCGAGACGATGTATGGTAAAGATACTGATATTGGCAAAGGGATGGGCAACACCGAGGTCGGCGATGGATGGAAATATCGAGGCCGTGGATTTATTCAATTAACTGGTAAGACCAATTATGCTGCTGCCAGCAAGGCAATATTTGGCGACGATACATTGGTCCAAAATCCTGACCGAGCCAACGAACCGGCAATTGCGGCTGAGATTTCTGCATGGTATCTTGATAAACGTGGTAAAGACATGGCTGGCAAGATGGGAGTGGATCTGGCTGCAGCTTCTCAGGAAGATGTTAACAGAGTCATGGTCAGTGCAGTTGCAGGCTCTGAGGTGAAAGCAGGACAAGGAATCACAGGAACAGAAGGTTTAGCTAAAACTGATGCATATGCGAAACAGTTTGGTGGAGATACTGTAAATCGTTTCGGGGCTGCGGGAGCAGCGAAACCCTCAATGGCGGCAAAAGCACCATTCGGTGCTGGAGGAGATTCGGGTGGAGGTGGTGCTTCGGATAGTTTCGGTGAACAAGCTGGAGGAAATTATAATGCAAAACAACTATCTGACAGTGGATTGAAATTAAGAGGATATGGAGATGTTCAGGCTGCTGGTGCGTATTTAGATGAAAATTTAGTAAATCTATCGAAACAATTACCAAGTATTGTTGATGCGGAAAAAATCGCTGGTAAACCTGGAGAAGATCCTCTTGAATTTGTAAACATTAGTGGTCTCAATGATGCATATCATAAAACATTACCATACAAATCGCAACACACAGAAGGCAAAGCAGTTGATTTCACATTAAATAGAAGACCGACTAAAGAAGAAGGGGAAAAGTTGGTGGCCCTTCTAAAGAAAAAAGGATTCAGTAAAGTAATAGATGAATATAATTATCCTTCTGGGGCAGCAACAGGTAACGGACACATTCATGCTGAAGTAGCTGGTACTTCTTCTGATAAGTCATCTGCACCATCAGCAGTTGCTCCTGCGGGTGCACCACCAACTCCGGGTGCACCGGAGATGGTTGGAAAAGCACCATTCGGTGCTGGAGGAGATTCGGGTGGAGGTGGTGCGTCAGATAGTTGGGGTGAACCTGCGGGAACTGTTACACCAGCAACTAAAGAAACTGCTGTCGGGGCGGTGGCTACAGTGGCACCATCATTAATGGCATATCAAGAGCAGACACCGATTGCGCCGACAGTTGCCAAGACGACAGTGCCTACTGAAGTCGCGATGCCTAACGACACCGGTGTAAAACAATTTGTCGCATCAAAACAAGAAAAGGTCGGCGCAGAAGAAGCCGGGAGTGCCGCTGGACCAACTGTTATCAATGCCCCACAAAATAGTACGGTGAATAATTCTCAAGCTGCTTCTAATAAGAATGTTAGAGAAAAACCAGCATGCCCATCCAATACATTTGCAAACATTTACAATAAACTAGTTTGGGTTTAGAAGAAAGCGTCTAATGTTGCTTTAGGTATAAGGCGATCGATGAAACCGAAATGTCCGCACCAAATGTCATCGATCGTCTCTTTAACTTTTGTATTTGTAAGTGAGTCAAAATCTTGATTGGGTGCAGCCACAAGGGATAAGTATGCCTTTGCTACCTCAGTTCTCGAGAATAAAGTGTCAACTAGTGTGTAATTTGTTTCGACAATCTTCATGTAATCTTTCTCAGACATCTTCATAAAGCCTTTGATATATTCTGCAAAAGACCTTGGTGTTGCGTCATAAGGTATCATAAGATAATTTTCATTTGGGCGAATAATATCAGAGATCCCTTCTAAATTATCAGAAACACCTAAATTTCTTGCAATAGGAACAACACCAACACGCATTGCATCTACAATTACTCTATTGAAATGTGATCCATATGTTCTAGACCATGACGTATCTATTAGAAATTTAGATTCAGAAAGAATAGAATCTCGGGTCTCTTCAGAAATGAAACCTTTATATTCCATTCCATTATCTAGAGCATTATCCCAAATCCTATTACCCATCCATTCTGGTTTAGCATCTGGATCACGATCCGGTGTACAAAAATACTCTTCCTTACATTTATCCTTTGAAGTCATGTATGCACGTTCAATACCATCACCTGCAATAATTACTTTCGCATATGAAGACATATGCGGAATAGCTGCAACTAAATCGTCAACTCTTTTCCATCGTTTAAAAGTTTGAAGTGATAGAAGCTGATTCTTTCTTGAAGAGAATGATACACCAGTTCTTTCGATGCTCTTCTGTGGATTAACAATCAGAGCTCTTGGAATTTCCATATTTTTAGCAGAGAGAAATGCGCTAGGGTGCACACAAGCTAATCCTGAAATATGATCTTTTAATTTAAAAATCCAGGGATAATATTTAAGGAGATTACCGTCATGCACAATCACGATTTGTTTCACTCTAGTATCCAAATTTGTGATCATCTTAACCCATTCGGTCTCGCCGATTGTTTCTTCACATTTAAAACCAAAAATAGATTCCCAAATAACTAGATCACAGGTATTTGCTTCTTTCACGAAGGAATCGATATATTCAGAAGAAAGAAATGGGGCATAAGGAACACCCCATCCGGATCCTTGATGGATAGGAAAACCAGATCCTTCTCCTGTTGTGTAATCACTCAGATCTTTTGTACGTTTACCAGGAGCTGTCTTCGACGCCTTAACACAAACAAGACTAACTTCATGGCCCAGATCTTTGAATCCGGCCATGAGCTGTTCTGTGTGATTGACGATCCCACCATAATTATTGAAGTCATGAACGACACATAGGATTTTCATAATAGTCCTTAAATATCCAGAACTGCGGTCTTATTACCATAAATTGTATCTTCAATTTCAGCAGCATATTCGTGTAATCCGTTATCTACCAGATACTTGTACCAATTTTCACTTTCCCACATGCCTGCAGAAACACCGTTCCATCGATCATACCATAATGGATGGTTTTTATTTGTCCGACGATATTCGACGAAATTAAATCTAGTGTCTTCATAAAGCTTAGATCTACAATCTAACATCTTTTCACGCATATAACAAACAATTGAGATTCGTTCATGTAAACCAGATTCAGAAGAGATAGGTGTATTCCCATGAATCGAATGAATATCCATTGCTAAGAAATCACCAGGCTTTACAGAGATAGCGATGCGATACTCCGGGAAGATTAGATAACATCCATCCCAATCCACACCATTATAGGTTGTTGATAAGTTTCCGAATCCACCTCGAAAATCTCCCGCATCCCTATGCGCAGCAGTACGATAATTCTTATTAACAGTTACTGTGGTGTAATTTGAATTACCAATTCTGAATGCTGGATCAATATGATCCATAGCAGCTTTCTGAACTTCATATCTGCCAGGAACCAACTCTTTGAATTGTTCTGATACAGCTTCAATGAAGGGAATAGCTTTTTCAAATTTGTCTTTATTATTGGCAGTGTAAGAAGTTAATCTACAGTACGGAATACGTGGATATTTGTCGAAAGAACCAGCAATCCCAGAAAGAACTGGATTAGCATAAGAAGTATCTGAGATCCAATCATTAATAATTTCTACCTCTTTGATCCGTTCTTCGTATGAGAGTTTAGTAGTCTTCTGTACCCATGAATCGAAGTCGAAATCGGCAGGTCGTTTAAGTGTTAACCAGACCCTTCCTCTGGCAGAAACTTCTTCTGGATTCTTTTTAGATTTCGTGTAAGCTGTTTCGATAGGATCTTCAGAAGTAACTGTATTCATTGACCCAGAAAGAACATCAATCAAAGATTCTTGAAGAGTGGTCACCCAATCTCTTCCTGTAGAGCGATCTGTTCTTGGTCCTGCGGCAAGACCACGATTTTGTGATTCACCAGCTGCTTCTTTTAATCCTTCATAAGCCATCCGAACTAGTTCTGGGGAAAATACAGCCTTCCTGAATTTAAGAAGTAAATTGTGTTCTCCGTTTGTGACGGGATTACCTTCAGAATCGATCAGTTTATCTAATGGCTTATACACATCACATTCTTCTGTGATCACATAATCGTAATGACTCTCATCAAGGAACTGACCCAACAGATTCTCACACGGATATTTTTTCTCTAAATATTTAATGTCAATCATTATGCCTCAATTATATTATACCTTAAAAATGTTTGTGTGGCAAGCTTAAACTCACCACACATACAGTTATTTAGATTCCGAAAATACATCAATCAATTTCTGGAATTTCCCAGTCGCCGGATTCAGTTTTGCATTTAGTGATTTTCGCTTTCTTTTCTTCGCCATCAATAGTCACTTTAATATCAAAATCTTTGCATTGAATCTTCTGATCTTTCTGATCTTGATACACAATCACTTTATCTTTATTCTTAGTAGATCTGCCAATCGCGAATCCTAAAATACCAACTCCTAAACCAATAGCAGTCGCAGCACCAGTAGAAATTCCTCGTCCTGAACGATTGTAGTTATTGTAAACAGGATATCTGTTATAATTGTTATACACAGGATATCTGTTATAATTGTTATACACAGGATATCTGTTATAATTGGGACGATTATTATAATGTTGAGTTGGATACCTGTCTCTACTTGGACGATTGTATTGAGTGGGATACCTGTGTTGATGATTATTATTATTTGAAGGAAATCTGCGCCAGCCTTCTGCGAAAAGATTACACGCAAATACCAACAGTAAACTACAACTTAGAAGCTTCTTGAACATAATTTTGTACTTCCTTTTTGGTCAGAATCGTCACATCCAAAATATTTTCTACTAGAAAAGATCTGTATGCCATCTTATTTAGGTCGAATGCAGAAATGATATAAGAATTTTGTGAACGAACCTTATCTGTTTTCTTTTCATACACAGGCATTAATGCTGGATTAGATGTACAAGTCATCACCCTGATGGCACCATCTTTTTTAACAAAGGATACTACACAAACATTTTCAGCCAAGTTCTTAACGATCGTGTTTCTGTACGCAATCATTTCTTCTACAGTATTAAATTTCATTGATACCTTCCTCACATTCTGTCAATAATTGGCTTTTGTTTTTTTCTGACGAATTCTTATGATTTAAATGAATTAGAAGAATAATATTATGCACAGCTTTATATAAATCTTTCTGATTCCTGCCGTCTTTCTTACCGTATCTTGCAAGATACTCGATTGCATTAGAAATAAATGCACCTTCGCCGTGACCGATTGACAGAATCAAATCGTTTACTTGTAAGTTATTTCCGGAAGCATAATGCTGATTATATGTGGATCCGATATACTTCTCAATATCTTTAAGAATCTCTGTTTCATTATATTTAAACATTCGCGATTCCTTTTAAGTGGATCCGCTCATCTTGATAATGTCCTTTCCAGGAACGAACCCAAGCAGGTACAGAATGAATAGCCGAATTTTGAATCGCCTCGGCTTCGACGAAAAATTTGCCAATCCAGTAAAATGTGGTATAATTTGTGGTGATACCTACAATTACATGCACGATAAAAAACGCTGACAGAAAACCAGTAAAAATATTCATATACTATTATTATACCTTTTCCACACAATTATGTCAAGATCTTTTTTTCAAATAATTTAGACTGGGGAGGCTGTCCTCCCCAGTCTAGTGGTTTCTAGAAAACAGGAATCGTAGTGAAATAAGATTTCTCTTTATTGAATTTCAATCCAAATCCAGTTAATGATGGTCTTGTAGTTTTTACCCTAACAGAACCAATTTTCGATTTTGTTTGTGGGAACATTATATCTAATGTTAATGAAGTTTGGCCTTTCGCAGGAATAGATAATTTATCCACATGAATCTGACTACCAAAATTATCATAGAATGTGAACGCTACTTCTTGTGGATAATTCAAATAATTAACTAGAGCAAGACCTGTTGAATATGGACCAGAATTATCGAATGGCAGCACAAACTCGTCCTTATTGGGAATAGAGCTTGAGATAGTCGCTTCGAATAAATTGTTAGAGTATGTTGATTGTGCAACAACACCCGAACCATATACAGTCTTAATCTCCAGTGAACCAGTTTTCAAAGAATTCGGGTCAGACATAACCACATCAGTAGATCCATTTCCAGGAAGTCCTACAGAATATTCTGTCATATAATTACCATTAACAAAGAATGGATTATTCGTTCCTGAAGGATCATAAAACTTCAGAGTGACGAGACTCAACCAATTAGATGTGTTAGTTAATTTAACTGTTGTCGTCCAACCACCACCTGATGCAATATGCGGAATAGTTGGATCTGTTGAAGTGGTGAATGTTCTAGAATCAATTACTGTTAAATTAATCCCAAAAGAAACAGAATAAGCCGGTTGAAATGTTTGAGTAAATGTCACCGGAATATTATAATTTCCAACAGTTAAACTGTTTCTCACAATAGACATTCTAATAGCCTGGGTTGTTCCAGGTGGAAGATATCCTTGTACTGGCCAAATCAAAACCATCTGTTGATTCGATGGAATCACCGTGTTAAATGCGAATGAAGTCGAATTCGACGACAATGTCACGTCAGGAACAGCAACAATTGTGTCCGTTGCTAAATCGAAAGTCACATTCACGCTTGAAGGTGACAAACTGGGCTGTGCAAACAACCCGATACTAAACAAACTCAGTAAAACTAATTTCATATTTCTCCTTAATTGTAAATAAATCTAAACTCCCCATAAATTATCTAAATCTTCTTTTTCTATTAGATCACCATTGGGGATTTCGTCACCATAAATTATATATGAGACTTTAGATTGTCTGAACATTTCTATTGTTCTTTTTTCGTGCTCATAATATATTGAGGTCTCACGTCTGAATGCGCCCAAATTCTTGGGCGACACAATAACATTAGTTATTCCAGATTGAATGATCCCTCTGGCACAATCTACACAAGGAAAATGAGAAACATACATTGTACAACCAGATATACATGTACCCATTCTTGCGGCATTGTAGATAGCATTTCTTTCTGCATGTTCTGCCCAATAATATTTTTCTGGTCTTTCCCATTTGTGAGGATCTGATTCGTCGACTCCTCTAGGAAAACCATTAAATCCTGTAGATCTAATTTCGTGTTCTTTCCCAACAATTATTGCCGAAGTCTTCGTCTTATCTTTCGATTTAATTGCAATAACATCAAGTAGCTCTACAAAATATTTGTCCCAGGGCATAATACGCAAATCAATTCCCATTATACAGGTTTACCTTTTCCTTTTAGAAGTGAGTAATTAGAAGAGATTCGATTCTCGAGAAAGGAATATTATGCCTCATAGGATCTTGCGTATGAGTAACATAATGTTGAGCAATATCTTCACACATTCTCTTTGATCCTACTGGATTTAATGAATGGACCATGCAGATTTTACTTGGCCATTTATTATTCTCTTTCATCCAAAGGACAAAATCATAACCAGTTTTGTTAGGAGAATGATAATCAGGGTCCATGTTGGCCTGATAATGATCTTCGGCCAAATCATGGTCCAGCCATGCTTCCTCGATATCATTTTCTTGCATTATAATAACAGCTTCTTCGTAAGACTTGGCGATCTTCCAATCGCCAATAAACGGACAAGGTCTAACATCGTCAAGCCAAAGTTTTTTCATATATTTTCCAAAATTATTAAATACCAAGAGAATTTGGGGCTGAAAGATGGACTCAAACCATCGAGGGATTTCTCCGCCACATTACAAGTGTGGTCCAATCGTCGCTATGGGATTCCAGCTTATGTTATTTCTTCTTTCGTTTGCAATAGCAATCGCATAAACACTTCTTGACGCAAGGACACTTATCCGCACAACACTTATGTGTTTTACAATATTGTGGAATATCTGCAGTATTAGAGAATAATAAACCGCAAGAAATAATAAAACTAACAACAAAAAACATAATTTATCCTTTAATATTTTTGGGAATTTTTATAGTCTTTCAGTTTCTGAAACTTACTCTGGGTGACTAGTGCCGGAAGCCCATCTCGTTATTCAATATTTGGTCGGGGCAAGAGGATTCGAACCTCTGGCCCTCTGCTCCCAAAGCAGATGCGCTACCAGGCTGCGCTATGCCCCGACGTCCTCATATCATTATTTATATCCTGTAACTTTAAATCTTTTCACCACAATCAAATCCACGCCAACGTAGGAATCGTGGGAATCGTAGAGAATAAGTTCCATCTTGGTTTTGTGTAATAGTATCTGCTCTAACTTCGGCGATCTGTCCGATCACAGAATCCTTGGTAGACCAGATGGCCGCACGGTCTTCATCAGAGAAACCTGTTCCCACATTTACACTAATCGATTTTCCGGATTCAGTTCCTTCACAAACAATAGCACCAAGAGATCCAAGATTTTTACCAATACCTTCTTCAATACCAACCACTTCCAAAGAAAGATCCAAATATGGTTTCAATTTTAACCAAGAAGAAGATCGCTTGCACTCATAAGGCGCAGCTGGATCTTTAATCATTAATCCTTCATATCCACCTTCGATCGCTTTCTCATTCATTTCGCGAAAGATCTCACGACCAGTTACTGTAGATAAATTAACCAAACGATTAGTGAGAATCTTTACATTCGGAAGCGATTCCTGGAACTCTTCAAACCAAATTTCGAGTGACTTAGAACGGATCTCTTGTGAGATCCCACAATATCCTGCCAAGAAATCTTGCATTGGAATCATATCAAATATATGAAGAACAGCATCATCAGTCTGAACATTTTCTTTTCTATTGAGTTGTTTCATTAGATCTTGAAAATTAGCAGACATCACTTCGCCATCAAACACCCAAGGATCTGAGAGGGATTTGGCAACATCAATAAAGCTTTCACGGATTTTAGGAAAGTTTTCCATCTCTTTTCCATTCCTGGAAAACTGAGTTACACGCCCATCAGGAAAGACAAATGTCAAAACACGAGCACCATCCAATTTTACTTCAAGAAACTTCTCACCAATCATCTTGGTCTGTTGATCAGTGGAATCTTGAGCAAGCTGACAAGAGAAAGTCGGAATAATAAATTTATCCGAAGCTGATAAATTCTTCACAACTTTATTGACGGTCTTCTCAGAAACACCACAACGAAGATCCTTCATGAGAATCAGACGATACCAATTATTCCACTCATCTTGAGTGGCAAGATTCATGAGACGTGTAATCTCATCTTTGGCTGTGTTACCTGTAATCTTGCGATTAACTAGTTTGTTTAAAAGTTCGGTGAAGTCAACCCATGGAAGACCTGGGCCAGAATCAGTTTTTTCCGGAATCTGGCGGACACCAAAAGTCATGAAACTATCAAGAGCATACTTGATACCATAAAATAGGATAGTGTTATCATTGCGAATCTCACGCTCCAGAATGGCTTCCTTGCCAAGACGGGATCTATCAGCTTGCAATGCACGAATAACTTTAGACGGAATCATTAATAGATCTCCATAATTTCACAAAAACGAGCAACGATGACTTTACTGTCAAGATCTTCTAAATCGAAGATAGGCGAACCCAAACTATCAACACGAATATTTTTGACTTTCACAATACATTCAAATAGTTTAGAATAAACTAGTTGATTGATTACAATCTCTTTTGTTGGTTTTCGAAACTCAAGGTCGCTAAACATTAGAGCACCGTCGTCGAAAAAATGATAATCAACATCAAAGCGATTAGGGAGAGCAAATCTTTAAAGTTATCCATATTCATATTATACCGTTTCCATAGTGAAAAGTCAAGGAAATTGAAAATTTATCTTCCCTTTGTTTTCAACGATTTACAAATGTTTTCATATCGGTACATTCCGTGTACCCAGACATATATTCTTCCACTTCTGCAAATGAGAAGACTAGTGTTTCCAGTCCGAGGTACGTTCCTTCCGGCTGTCTCCGCCACCGTGGTTTTGGTTTACGATTATAATAAGCATCGGCGGATCCACAATCGTAAAGACTACCGTTCTGGTCACGATCGAATTGGATAGATTTTTTCTTTTCCATACATCAATTATACCTTATTGGAACCCCCATAGCAAGGAGGCCTCGAAAGAATATCTCCTTTGTTTTCAACAGTATTCTGCAAGTGACTGATTCAGAAGGAGATATAGATTAATTAATAATTTCGTTCCCAGAGACCCGAGCGTACCCATAGACCTCTGCGTTCCCAGAGACCCGAGCGTACCCAGAGACCTCGGCGTCCCCAGCGACCACTGCGTCCCCAGCGACCACTGCGTTCCCATAGATCCAGGCGTTCCCAGAGACCATTGCGTTCCCAGAGACCATTGCGTTCCCATAGACCTCTGCGTTCCCAGAGACCTCTGCGTTCTCAGAGACCACAGCGTTCTCAGAGACCACTGCTTCAGGACCAACGTAGGCAGTCTCAGCGACACTAGCAGTATTCTCGACCCAGCCTCCTCCATTAGAATGAGGGTGCCACGTCTCAAGAGTAGCGTCAGGAAAAGCAGATTTTAAATCTTCAAATGTCATATAGAACCATTATACCTTATTGGAACATCGATGTCAAGTGAGAATATTATTCTCTCAAACAATTAAGTCAATAAATTTTGATATCATAGTATTAACTCGTTTCTGTGTGGAGGCCGATTTACAGAAAGTCTCTGCGACAGAAAGAGTTTTTTCTTTTGAATTGTGCGGTTTCGGTTTTTTGAACATCTCAGTAGAACATATAAATGTAGTATCGAATGATTCTTTATCCACTCGTTCAATCACAATATATTTAGAGTTAAAAGCTTCATGTGTTTTCTTTCGAAGATAACCGGAATATCGCATATTCTGTATTTCTTCACTAGTGAGGCCCATTTCGGTCAAATATTTTTTCCTTTGATCTTCTGTGATTTCGTACAATAAATCAGATGTAATTAGAAAATTGATTACTGTGACATCTTTCATTCTAGTCTTAATAATTTTCAAGAAATCCTCAGAAGTGCATCCACTATTATATTCTGAAAAATAATGATTCAGTTTCGTTTTGGGATCGTGGATAACAATTTTAGATCTATATGAAGGATAGGGATAGCCGTAAGTTTTGGCGTTTTTATATATAACAGATTTAGCTGGACCTTGGCCGTCGGTGAAATAAACAACATTCACTATTTTCGCAGCACAATCTTCTCTAAATTTTGCCACTAGTGAATCTAGACAGAGATGTGTTTCTGATAGGGGAGTTCCTCCTAAACCATACATGTGATTACCTATATGATTCATGAAAATATCAACCATACATTTAAAATTGCTTTCCGACATTCTAGAACTTAGTAATTCTAATAATCGAAATTTGTCAGTAGTCTCAAAGGTATATTCATTTTTTCCGATATGTGTGTCGAACACGACTTCACAATCTTGTGCATCGTACTCGTATTGACGAACTGAATCAAAGAACCCATATAAAACATAAGGAATACCGATCTGTTTACAAAAAAGAATTAATTCTAATGCCTTTGTTTTTGCTGCACGAAGATATGCAGACATTGAACTAGAAAAATCCATAATGAAAATCAACCCATGGTTTTTTCCATTCGGGCGAACTTCAAAAGTTTTGAATATTTGATCGTTATATTTGTAGGAATACAACTTGTTCATATCTAAACTGCCAGTTCTGAACATCATCGTTTTATTATGTTGATCAGCTTTCTTTCGCATTTGGAATAGCTGTTTGTGTAAAGAGATGTTATTCTTATGTTCAGTATAGAACGAGGATAACGAGTTGCCAGTCTTACCAAATATTTCGTCTAATTCGGAATCTTCTTTTATTTCTTTATTTTCTTGACTAGTAGAAAAGATTCTATCAAAATCTTTTTTAATAGATTCAAACGGATAGATAATAGTCCCCAATATGGGTGTAGGCATATCAACATACAAAATTTTACCGACAGATGTATTGACACGATCTGATAGAGAGTTATCTAGATCTCGGAGAGTTTGCGATTTCGATGGAGTGTTTGTAGATTCTGTTACAGTTGATGATTCTTTTTGAGTATCGTCATCTACTTTTCTAGAAGTTCTAGCAGAACCGCTCTCAGTGTCTCCAGAATCGTCAGTCGATTCTTCGGTGGATTCTTCGGTGGATTCTTCGGTGGATTCGTCAGTCGATTCTTCGGTCGATTCTTCGGTCGATTCTTCGTCAGTCGAATCTTCGGTGGATTCTTCTCCCGATTCCTCTTTCTGAGAAGAGTTATTGCGTTTTCGGTTTTCGTGAAGTTCCGAATCGAAGATTTCAATTGCAATATCAATCACTTCTTTAAAATTAACTACAGATTCAATCTTTCGAATATAAGTCTCTTCTCGTTCACTCAGAGACAAAGAAAAGATTCCATTAAATTTGAAATAGACATTCAACCTGTCAATTAACGACAGATTCTTGACATCATCTATTACCATTATCTTATTTTCGAGAATCTGTTTATAACCGTGAAAGAAGATTTTCTTCATTCCAGGATAACGTTGTTTCACAAGAGATTCGATTCTAGCATCTTCGATAATATTAAGATAATCACGAAAAACATCATTCGGTTCTCTCAATTTAAGAGCAGCAATCCATTCGTCAGAATTGGTATAGAGAGCGTGGCCGATCTCATGACCAATTAATAATTCAACAATAATATCAGAAAGATTCTCCCAAGTTGGGATAACGAGTACTCGCTTTTGGGTATCGAAATAAGCAGTCTTCTCAGGCTGCTGGATAACTGTAATGTCTTCGGCAGACATCAATTTCGCGAGATTTTCTTGTACAGTTGTTATCATATAGAACTATTATACCTTTTCCATCCAGGAATAGCAAGGATTTTTTTTGAAAAATATCAACCGATAATTTCGTCCCCAAAGACCCGAGCTTTCCCAGAGATCGTTGCGTTCCCAGAGACCACTGCGTCCCCATAGACCACTGCGTCCCCATAGACCTCAGCGTCCCCATAGACCACTGCGTCCCCATAGACCTGAGCGTACCCAGAGACCTGAGCGTTCCCAGAGACCATTACGTTCCCAGAGACCTGAGCGTCCCCATAGACCTCAGCGTTCCCAGAGACCACTGCGTTCCCAGAGACCCGAGATCTCCCATAGACCACTGCGTTCCCAGAGACCACTGCGTTCCCAGAGACCCGAGAGTTCCCAGAGACCATTGCGTTCTCAAAGACCCGAGCGTACCCGAAGACCAATGCGTCAGGACCAACGTAGGCAGTCTCAGCGACGGTAGCAGTATTCTCGACCCAGCCTTCTCCGTTAGGATGGACGTGCCAAGTGTCTAGGGTAGCGTCAGGAAAATCGGATTTTAAATCTTCGAACTTCATATAGAACCAGTATACCTTATTGGAACACACAAAGCAAGGAATTTTCAAACTATATCTCCTTTGTTTTCAACAGTATTCTGCAAGTGACTGATTCAGAAGGAGATATTCTTTCTTGAAATCCTTGAAGATTCCATCTCTATACCCACCTGTGTTATTGCCCTCATGGATCGTCCCAGGGACGCACACAAGCGATCTCTGGATTCAGATGATCCACTAGTATACCTGTGTTCTTCTAGTGATCTTGCGAAAGAATATCTCCCTTTGTTTTCAGTAGTTTACCGCAAGTCATTGAAAACAAAGGGAGATATAGTTTCGAGGCTTCCTTGCTATTCCCGGCTGGAACAGCTATAATGGTTCTATATGATGATTACCTTTATTAAGAGCAAAACCAAAGATCAGAAACGTATCGTTCTTTTTCAGATCGGGAATTACCAATACGAAATCTGGAGCCAGACCTCTGGAACTGTTCGTAAACTTATGGATACTTCTCATGAAGACGCTCTGGTCATTTTCAATGCACTATAAAGTGATTTTCGGTTCGTCCTTGACACAATAGAAATTTTAAGGTATATGGGTTCTATATGACATTCAATGAGTTAAAAACGGCTTTTCCTGGCGCCACCACTGAGCGATGGAGAAAACACTCCTTAGGAGGAGGCTGGGTCGAGATTACTGCCCGTGTCGCTGAGTCTGCCTATGTTGGTCGTGATGCTATTGTATCTGGGAACGCTCGGGTCACTGCGAACGCAACGATCTCTGGGAACGCTCGGGTCTCTGGGAAAGCTTGGGTCGCTGGTAACAGTGCGGTCTCTGGTAACGCAGAGGTCTATGGCAACGCCCAGGTCTTTGGGACCGCAGTGGTCTCCGGAGACGCTGAGGTCTATGGGGACGCTCAGGTATTTGAGACCGCTCAGGTCGGTGAGGACGCTCGGGTCTTCGGTTATTCCCAGGTTTCTGGGAGATCTCTGGTCTTTGGAGACACGGTAGTCTGGAACGAAATTATTATTAATCGTTGATATTCTTTTAAAAAGACTTGACATCCTTGACTTTCTAAGCTACAATAGGTATGTACCAGTTTTAAGTGATAGTATTAAATAATTTGTTAAGGGAAATTTCTACATTATGAAATCTTTTATTGAAGCTGTAAAAATTGAGTTTCCAGATAAGCAAGTCTTCACCAGACCAGAATTATCTGCTGTTGCTGAGAAATATTCTCTACGAAAATCGTTTACAGAGTTTATGACAAACGATTCGAATAAGATTCGTCGTGGCCTCTATAAAATAGAGTCAAATGTAGAATTATCCGAATCAATAGTTAACCTGGTTAAATTTAAACCAGCAGAAAAAATCCGAATCCCACAGTCTCCTCTCTTAGAGAAGAAAACTGAAAATATCGAAAGCATTAATTTGATTCCAGAAAAGGATCCAGAATTTGTTCCTTTCGGTGATTTCAAGCTACTTAAAAAAGTAGTTTCGTCGAAGACTTTCTTTCCGATCTATATTTCTGGTGAATCTGGAAACGGTAAAACAAAGATGGTTTATGAAGTTTGTGCTCAATCTAAGAGGGAATTAATCAGAGCCAATATCACCGAATCTACTGATGAAGATGATCTGATTGGTGGATATCGTCTGATTAATGGTGAAACGATTTGGCAAGATGGACCTGCCGTAGAAGCAATGAATCGTGGGGCGATTCTTCTTTTAGACGAAATTAATTTGGCTTCTCCTAAGATTATGTGTCTACAGCCAATTCTTGAAGGTAATCCCATTTATATTAAAAAGACCAATGTGCTTGTGCATCCGGTACAGGGTTTCAATATTATTGCAACTGCAAATACAAAAGGAAAGTCTTCCGATGATGGTCGATATATTGGTTCTAATACTCTTAATGAAGCTCTGCTAGACAGATTTGCAATTAATATTGAACACGAATATCCTTCTAAAGATATTGAAATTAAGATTCTTACAAATATTCTAGACACACATTCTTCTAAAACGGATAACAATATTGAATATGTAGAAAAATTAGTTGAATGGGCCAAGACTATCCGGGACACTTTTGACGCTGGTGGAGTCGAAGAAATTATTACCACTCGTAGATTGATTCATATTCTTCGGTTCTTTCTTATTATTGGTGGTAATCGGGTTCGTGCTATTCGTTATGGAATTTCACGGTTCGACCAAATTACCAAGAAATCTTTCTTATCGCTTTATCAGAAATTAGACGCCAGCGTAGAAGTAGACACCGAGAACTTTAAAAGTTCTGAGATTGTGTGGGAAGAAATTCAAGGTGCTCAATAATATGCTACTGTCCCATCAGGGACAAACTTTTTTATAAATAATGACTGAGGGAATTGCTAATGCCATTGTATGATTACCACTGTACTAGAGATGATTGTCAACACTCTTTCGAAAAGAACGTTAAGATGGATGACTGTGATATTCCTTCTACCCAACCTTGCCCAGAATGTTCTTCTATTACAATAGTAAAAACAGTTACATCTGCTTATTTTGGTGATCCTGTACGTTTGGGTATCACCAAAGCACCAGCGGATTTCCAAAAATATGTTTTAGGTAGAATTAAAGAAGCACACCCACTGGGTAATGTCGAACGAACTAGGTCTATTGTAAGAGAAATTTAAATCTGTGATATTCTTTATTATGAATAAAGGATACTAATGTCAAGAAAACCAAAAACATTCAAAAATAATCTAGAACCAACTATAGATAATTCTTTCTCATTAAAAAGAATTACCCCAATGACTGATGCACAACAAGATGCATTTAATGCGTTTGAAGAGCATTATAATTTAGTTCTTTGTGGTTCGGCTGGTACTGGTAAAACTTTTATATCATTATATTTGGCTCTATCTGAATTAATGAGAAGAGATCGATCTTCAAAAGATGATCCAAAAAAGATTATGATTGTTAGATCAACAGTTTCTTCTAGAGATGTTGGATTTCTGCCAGGGACCTTGAAAGAAAAGATGTCAGTATATGAAGATCCTTATCGTGGAATCTTTGCAGAATTATTTGGTAGAGGAGATGCATTTGAAATATTGAAAACAAAAGGTATCGTTGAATTTTGTTCTACTTCTTTCTTGCGTGGAACAACTATTAATGACTCTTATATTATCCTAGACGAATTCCAGAATTGTTCATCTCAGGAATTAGAAACAGTTATAACAAGAGTCGGAAAAAATTCGAAAATATTTTTCTGCGGTGATTGGTCACAGAATGATCTCATTCGCTCTAAATGGGATGTTTCAGGTTTACCAGTTTTCATGAAGATTATAGAAAAGATGCAAGAATTCGATATTATTGAATTCGGAATTGAAGATATCGTGCGTTCAGGAATAGTTAAATCTTTCATTATCGCAAAGGCGGAAGTGGAAGACGAGATGTCATCTAATAATAAATAGGTTATATTTACATAAAACGTGAAGATTTTTAAACATAATAAAATAGATCTACCTGTATTACAAACCCAAGAGGGCAACGGGAGAAGATATTATATTACCCCTGAAGGTAAGTATTATCCTTCCATCACAACTCTCTTGGGTCAAGGTTCTAAAGAATCATTAGAAAATTGGAAGAAATCCATCGGGGAAGGAGCTGCCAAAGTAATATCTGATTACGCATGTTCTCTTGGTGAAAATCTACATTATGTAGTTGAAAAATATCTAGATAACGATCCGAATTATTTACAGACCGCCACATCACACTCCAAATATATATTCATAGCTCTTCAAGAAACTCTTGATAGAATCGACAATATCTACACACAAGAAGCTACTTTATATTCAGATACACTCGGTCTGGCTGGCAGAACTGATTGTATTGCAGAATTCGACGGTGTCCCGTCTGTTATTGACTTCAAAACATCAAGAAAAGAAAAGAAACAAGAATGGATTACTAATTATTTTGTACAAGGAACTGCTTATTCTTTGATGTTTGAAGAGATGACTGGGATTAAAATTCGCCAAATTGTAATCCTTATGGGTACACATGATTCCCAACCTTTAATTTTCACGGTTGACAGAAAGAATTATGTGTCAGAATTGACAAAAATTATGGGCAAATATCTTGGAGATTTGAAATATTATGACGTACAAAGAAATTCATGATTTAGCCCAAGTGGAATTGAAAATAGATAGATTTGCATTAGGTGAAGAAGCAACACGAACTCCTAATATCTTAATGAAATTCTTGGACATCTATCGTACAGAAAAAATAATTCTGCATAAGATGAATAGAAAATGCGACGAATTAAAGAAAGACAAGTGGGAATACTACGCCGGAAAATCATCAGATGAAGTTTATCTTGAGAAACCTTTTGATATAAAAGTGCTCCGACAAGATCTTGACATGTATCTTGCTGCTGATCCAGAATTATCCGAATTAATTTATAATATACAAACACAAAAAGAGAAGATATTTTATTTAGAGAAAATCCTTAGAGGAATTGAACAACGAGAATTTTCTATTAAAAATGCGATAACAATGATTCGTTTTGATGCGGGTGAAGTCACTTAATAAAACTGTGTAAATATAAATACTAGTGAGGGAATGGTCATTCCCTCTAATCACACACTAGGAAAATATTTTACATGTCTGAATTTTATGTCTATGCATATTTGCGAGAAGATGGCTCCCCATATTATATCGGGAAAGGACGAGGTAACAGAGCCTGGAGGAAGTCGGGAAGACAAGTTCCTCCACCTACAGATTCTTCTAGAATAGTTATTGTCAAAGAGACACTTACAGAAACAGAAGCCTTCTCTGAAGAAATGCGACTCATCCAATTGCACGGTCGAAAAGATAATGGAACAGGAATTCTGAGAAATCTGACAGATGGTGGAGAAGGAACTTCTGGATGCAAACGTTCTCAAGAAACCAGAGACAAACAATCTGTAGCTATGTCTGGTGAAAATAATCCTATGTTCGGAAAGTTTGGAGAAAATCATCCTAATTATGGAAGGACTGGTATAAGTCATCCTATGTTTGGACAGCACCACACTCCAGAAGCCAGAGACAAAATGTCTGCAGCTGCGTCTGGTGAAAATAATCCTATGTTTGGAAGGACAGGTGAAAACAGTCCCAGGTTTAGACAGAAACTATCTCCAGATTCAATAGCCAAAATGATTGCAACCATGAAGAGAAATAAAGAAGCTAAGGATCTCACACAGCATCATTTATAAATATGTAAATGAATGTGACGCTGAAAAATTTTAATGAAACCCATGTAATTGTTGAAGCAGAACAAGGAATTATCCAGGAGCTGTACGAACTCCTCTGAGAACAAAATATAACTTATTTTGAAAGTCAAGATCTAGTTTTGTATAAATAATAGTCGAGAGGAGAATAGTCTTAGAAACTTTCTCCTCTCTAAACACACAAACTACGGAGAGTAGCTTATATGTCTAAAACTATTTATACAAAAGATCCGAACAGATTCTATGTCTATGCTTTTCTAAGAGAAGATGGTTCCCCTTATTATATCGGAAAAGGTACGGGTGCCAGAGCCTGGATCAAGAGACGAAGGTCTTCTCCACCTGCTGACGTGTCTAGAATATCTATTCTCTTTGAAAATCTGACAGAAACAGAAGCCTTCGATGAAGAAATGAGACTAATAAATTTCTATGGTAGAAAAGACCTAGGAACAGGAATCCTGAGAAATCTGACAGATGGCGGAGAAGGAGCTTCTGGCTGCATACGATCTCAAGACGCTCGAGACAAAATGTCTGAAGCACAGTCTGGAGAAAATCATCCTATGTTTGGAAAGCGCCATACTCAAGACGCCAGAGACAAAATGTCTGCAGCACTGTCTGGAGAAAATCATCCTATGTTTGGAAAGCGCCATACTCAAGACGCCAGAGACAAAATGTCTGCATCACGGTCTGGAGAAAAGAATCCTATGTATGGAAAGCGTCGATCTCCAGAAACACTAGCCAAAATGCGTGAAACCATCAAGAGAAATAAAGAAGCTAGGATTCTCAACGAATTAGAAGTTTTATAAATATTTGAATGAATGTGACGCTGAAAAATTTTAATGAAACCCATGTAATCATAGACACCGAGCCAGGCGTTCTGCAAGAGTTGTACGAACTCTTGTCTTTCGAAGTTAAAGGCGCAAAATTCATGCCTATCTACAAGAAGAGGCTATGGGATGGATACGCAAGATTATTGAATATCCGAAACAAAACAGTTGGTAAGGGTCTTGCGTATCACATTAAGTCTTATTGCGAAGACAATGGATATATTTTCAACCAGGAATTCAGCGACGATGGATTCTCTGAAGAGATAGCAGATGCATTTATTAAATCGAATAAGATTCATTCTGCCGATGGTTTCGAGATCGAATTGCGTGATTATCAAATAGATTCTATAAAACATGGAATCCGTAACAACAGATCTATTACTGTCTCGGTTACAGGTTCTGGTAAATCTGCCATAATCGCTTCTCTAATTCGTTTCTATCACGAAAATACAGAAGGAAAGTGTCTTCTTATTTGTCCAACGACTAGTCTTGTTGAACAATTATATTCTGATATAGGTGAATATTTCCCAGACTGGGATCACTCCACTAAAATTACTAGAATCTATTCTGGTATGGAAAGAGAAGACAAAAGAATTATCATAAGCACTTGGCAAAGTTTATATGATAAACCGACTTCTTATTTTGATGACATCGAAGTTCTCCTTGGCGATGAGTGCCATTTATATTCTGCCAAAGAAGTTTCAAAGTTATTTGAAAAATGCGTTAATGCTATTTACAGACACGGTTTCACAGGAACATTATCTGGTGAGAAGATTCATCAATTACAGTTAGAAGGAATATTTGGTAAATCAAGAATTCTTACAACAACTTCAGAGTTAATCAAAAAATCTCAATTATCGGATTTTAAGATTAATGCTCTTGTCCTTTCTTATTCTGATGCTTCCAGGAAAGCTTCCAAAGATATCACATATGAAGAAGAAGTGAAATTTCTTATTGGTAATGACAAGAGGAATCGGTTCATTGCCAAATTAGCTGCAAGTACGAAAGGAAATACTCTCGTGTTATTCTCTAGAGTAGAAACTCATGGAGAACTTATCTATAACCTTATTCAGAAGTATACTGATAGACCAGTTTATTTCGTTTATGGTGGAACTGATGTGGATATTCGAGAAGATGTAAGAAAACAAATTAATGATATTAACGATGGAATTATCGTAGCTTCTTCACAGATATTCTCTACAGGAATTAATATTCCTTCACTTCAGAATATCATATTCACACATCCTTCGAAATCTAAAATAAGAGTTCTACAATCAATCGGAAGAGTGCTTAGATTATCTGCGAACAAAGTCGGACCAGCAATTCTGTTCGATATCGTTGACGATCTACAATTTAGGAATAAGAAGAATTTCTCCATGAAACACTTTCTGGAGAGGGCCAAGATTTATGTGCAAGAGAATTTCAATTACAAAATAATTAATGTAGATTTGGAGAAATAAATATGGAAATAATCAAAATGCCAAAAGCGTCATATGAAAGAATCATTCCGACTTCACTAGAAGGAGCGATGACAGAATTAGACAGACGAATTATGATTACTGCGAGAGAAAATCTTGGGCAAGTTCAGGCTCGTGTCATCTTCAGAGAATTGCTGCAAGATTTCATGCAAGGACTAGAATCCAAGTCCTCGTATATAATTCGTCCGTAACAGTAATATCTATTACTTAAAACTGGTACATACCTATTGTAGCTTAGAAAGTCAAGGTAGTCAAATTCTTTTATTTGTTATCTCTTAAACACAGAATTTGACTATTCGTGAAATATATTGTATAATAGTTCTATATGATGTTAATAAATATTTCGATGACTGACGAGAACGAGCTATTACCAAGCATAGAAGATATTCTCATTAAACCTGAAGATCTTTTGCGTGATATCAAAGCTCTAGTTTTGAATAATAGAATGAATTATTTGGAAGCTGTTGTTTATTATTGTCAGAAGAATAATTATGATATTGAAGCTGTTGCAAAGACGATTCCACAATCACTCAGAACTCTAGTAGAGGACTCTGCAAAGAAGCTGAAATTATTCAAGAAAATCCATAATAATAGCAAATCGTTACCAATCTAGATATCCATGGATATGATCGAAACATTTTCTGGATACGATGCATACGTTACTTATCTTGCATTTAAGTTGCATTTTTCGAGTAACACATACGATTTTTTTAAATTTAATGGAAAAACAAAAGCTAATCCATCATCATTTAATTCTAGAAAAGACAAATATCATTTTGAAAAGATAGCTGCTAAAATATCTAGAGAATCATTTATTGAGAGGATGTTAATCGAATATCTAGAAAACTCCAATTTTTGGATTAAGGATATCTTAACAGCAGATAACAAAGCAAGACATCTCGTTTGGAGGGGATATGTGGAAAGTTTTCCATATTCTTTCCGCTCAGAATTAGGTAAGATAAAAGAATATTGTCTTCTAAACGAAATAAGTTATGCAGAACTGTTTAAGACAAAGGGAATAACTCACCCTCTAATTTTCAAGATGTATATTAGAAAAACGATTCGTCTTGAAACATTTATTTGCATAGATAGTTTGATTAAGATTTCGGATAAGATGTCTTCTCCAGATTCTCCTCGTGATCCTGTTTGGGATGAAGTTCAAACACTCATGTCTCATTATTTTTCTTTCGTGCAAAAATTTCTACCAGAAAGAAATATACTTAAGAAAATATTTTTAGAAATTTTCAATTGACATAATAATGAAAATAGGTTATAATAAAATTGAGGTGAAATATGGATGAAGATGAAGTAATTAATTTTGATCCTGAGGAAGAGGATGCTCCTGAAGATGAAGAATTCGACAGTGTATTTGACATAGAAGATTTTAATGATGAATCAATTGAAGTTTTAATTGATAATGTTTCTGAATCTATTAATACTCTTGAAAGTATTATGTTGAACATGTATTATTCGTATCATAGATTGAAAGAAGAAACTGATGAACACATAAATAATTTAGTAACAGAAAATGAGAATTATTGTGAAACAATTACCAAGCTCTATCAACAATTAGCAACTATTAGCAACCAAGAAAAAGAGGAATAATTAAATGAATTTCGCAGATCTAAAGAAGAAGACAAAGAATAATCTAGATAATCTAGTAGCCGAATTAGAAAAGATGTCTACAGGTACTAACAAGTATCAAGACAATCGATTTTGGTCGGTTCCGATGGACGAAAAGACAGGAAATGGCACTGCTCTAATCCGATTACTTCCGGCGGGACGAAACGATAAATTGCCTTGGGTTTCAGTTTATTCGCATGCATTCCAAGGACCTGGTGGTTGGTATATTGAGAATTCTTTAACCACAATTGGTAAGCAAGATCCGATTGGTGAGACCAACCAAGAACTTTGGGCCACTGGTATCGAAGCGAATAAAGAAATCGTTCGCAAGCGTAAACGAAAGCAACAATATATTTCTAACATTTATGTGATTTCGGATCCTAAGAATCCACAGAATGAAGGAAAGGTGATGTTGTTTAAGTATGGCAAGAAGATCTTTGAGAAGATTCAAGAATCAATG